GCTATAGAAGAAATCCTAGAGTTGCTACTAATTTAATATTACCTTATTTTGAATCTAAAGAATATGTACAAAATTTTATAGAGCTTTGTTATAATATTGATATGTTTGTACAGAATTTTAGACAAATGACATATAATGATATTCCTAATGAGGAGAAACAAAGATTTCTTGATACAATAAATAGTTTCGTCGATGGTTATTCTAAAAATAATATATTAACTGCATTAAATATTTTAATGAAAACTCAAAAATATTATGAGCAAAGCAATCCAAAGGTAGATTATTCTGTTATTGGAGGAAGTCTTTAATTTATGGCATCGCATATATTTCAATATCCAGCTGATGTTTTAGAAGCACTTAATCAGAAGATTGATAGTGGAGCATCGGTTCGTGTTATACAACAATTCATAAAAGATAATTATAGTAACGTGGTAACAGTACCATCGTTAGACGCAATATCTTTGTATAGAAAACAGTATCAATCAAAGAATACTGCAATTACTTTACAAACGAATAAGACTGAAATAAGTAGAGAGTTTAATGAAGGACTTACAGAGCTTGATAGATTACTTACACAAATTAAAGGAAGACAAGAACTTAACTACAGTAATGTAAAGGTTTTGCAAGGTTTAATGGGTAAGTGCTTATTGAGGGAGTCTGCATTAGAACATCAACAGGCGAGTAATAGAGTTCCTGATATGATGGTTGAAAAACAAATACTTGCTTACATATCTGAAGCCAGAAACTATGTTAAAACAATTGTACAGCTTACAGCAGATTTAGCTTCACAACAAGCCAAACTCGATGAGCTTGTAAAAAAAGAAACTAAGTTTTTATTACAAACTGTTTCTAATATTGTTTTACAAATCTGTCCGGATAGATATGAACAGTTTAGCAGATTATTTAAACAAGCATTAATGAATGAATCAAGTAATTTAAATATGGAAGTAGCACAAGAAGAATCAATGAAAGATGAAAAAATAATAAAGGAAAACTAATAATGACAGATAGAAGTTCTGCATCAATCAGACAACAGTTATGCGAATCTGCACTTGGTGATATAGATAAAATTTTTAAAACAGATAATAAAGTATGGAATGAAGATCCAATATCTTTTAGAGATTTTGTTATATCAAAAGATCATATGAATTTCGTTCCATTATCAGAAAGACAGGAAGCACCATTTGATTTTTTATTTGGTAATGATCCAAAAAAGATATTTGATAATGGAAATACTACAGCAGTATTATGCTGGGGAAAAGGATGCGTTTCAGCAGAAACAGTTTTAGAAGATGCCTTGACTCATGAAAAGTATACTGTTGGTGATCTTTATAAGAATCAAAAAAGTATTTTTGTTAATTGCTATGATGAGAATACTAAAAGGTCTACTATAGAGGTTGCTTCAGTTCCATGGATTTCTGGTAATGGTGAAATTTATAAAGTTGAAACTGAGAGTGGTAAAACTATAAATGTTTATAAATTTCATAAGTTTTTAACTAGAGATGGTTGGAAAAGATTATCTGAATTGAATGTAGGTGATGAAATATTAGATGACAATATTGATATAGAAACATCTAATATTATAAGTAATGTAATTAATGAGTTTAAAGAAACGCATAAAACATATACGGAAGTTGAAGTAAAGACCTATTTACTTGAAAGATTTTCTTGGAAAAAGAAATCAAAAGAAGAGAAACTTAGAAATAAACTAATATATTATAAAAGTTTATATGGTATAATGGGTGAAGATTGGAGAAGTAAAAAATTTGGTTCACAGAAAGAAAAGCATCCTTTGTGGGGTACACATCAATCCGAAGAATCAAAGAGAAGAAATAGTGAATCAAACAAGGTTTCTATTAGGAAATTGTATGCAAGTGAACGTGGTGAAGAAGTAAAAAGAAAAATATCTTTAAAAACAAAAGGTGAGTTAAATCCTATGTACGGTAAGCCAGCACCTTTTGGTAGTGGGAAATGTGATTATTTTAAATTTAAAAATAATAAAGGTGAAGAATTTTATATACAAGGTACATGGGAATTAAAGTTTGCAGAATTTTTAAATGATAAGAATATTAATTGGGAAAAGAACTTTGATAGATTTAATTATATTGCAAAAGATGGTAGCGAAAGAACTTATTGTCCAGATTTTAAATTGTTTTTTGAACATAAAAGTATTTATGTAGAGATTAAAGGTTTAGAAGACGAGAATGTTAATATAAAGTTACAGGCTGTAAAAGACGCTGGAAAGGAAATTATAATAATTCGCCAAGATACTTTTAGACAGTATTATAAAAATTATGAAACTCCTGAATTGAAATTTGAAAAAATAAAAGCAATTACTTATTTACGTAACGATAATTATTATGATTTAGAAGTTGATAAGTACCACAACTATTTAGCTCATGGGTTATATAACCATAATTCAGGTAAGGATACTATAACATCTCTTTTAATGTGCTATACAGTATATGTGCTACTTTGTTTAAGATCTCCACAGAAGTTTCTTAATTTACCTGAAGGTGAAGCTATAGACTTGCTTAATGTAGCAGTTAATGCACAACAAGCCTCAGGTGTTTTCTTTGAGAAGTTTAAACAAAGATTAATACGTTGGCAATGGTTAAGAGATAAATATCCGGTTAAGTTTTCCGGTTCATTTCTTGGACAGGCAAGAATAGATGATATATTAAATACGGTTACGATAACACAGAACGCAGCGATATTTCCAAATAATATAAGAGCTATCTCAGGACATTCAGGAGCTAATTCACAGGAAGGTAAGAATATATTGTTCTTTGTTTGTGATGAGATCGCAGGTTTTGATGAAACTCCGGCTACAAATAAAGGTATAACAATATTTAACATGATGAAATCTTCTGCGATTTCTCGTTTTGGAAATAGATATAAAGGTGTAGCATTAAGTTTCTCAAGATATGAAGGTGATGCAATACTTAGATTATATGATCAGGGACAGTCTGAGTTACATTGGTTTTGTGATAAAGCTTGTACATGGGAAGTAAAACCTGCACATTGTTTTAAAGATTATCCTCAGAAGTATTTTGAGTTTCAAGGACATAAGATTCCGTTGGAATATCAATCTGAGTTTAAAGCAGATCCGGAAAACGCTAAAACAAAATATATGTGTTTACCATCTTCTATATCAAGTGTGTTTATTGAGAAGCCTGAAAAGATTAGAGCTTGTATAGATCCAAATAGATTACCATTAGTTGATACACAAGATTATGAAGAAGATGGTTATGTTAAGAAATTAATTACTAATTATAATATAAGTAGAACAGATATAGATTATACAATAACAATCGATTTAGGATTAAGGAGTGACTCTGCGGCGTTGTCAATATTTCATACAGAGTCCACAACAACCGGATTAAAAGCAATACAAGATTTAATGATATCTTGGGTACCTAATCCAGAAAAGAAGTTAGAAGTTTCAATGCATAACGTGAAACAGTTTTTGGTTGATATAAGTAAGCATATAAATATAAATAGAGTTTATTTTGATCAATGGAACAGTGCTTTACTTATTGAACAGTTGAATGAGTTACATATACCTTCTGAAGAATATAGGCTCAATTTTGCAGATTATAAGCACGCAAAAGAAATGATGTATGAAGGTAGAGTGTCTTTACAACCTAGTGAAAGACTTCAGGAAGAGTTTAGAAGACTCATATTAACTAGATCAAAACGTGTAGATCATCCGGCAGATTTTCATAATGATAACTGTGATACAGTTGTAGGTGCAATTAAGATTTTACTTACAAAGAAAGCATTGAATAGTAATATAAATATGGAAGGTGGAATTTATATACAGAATAATTTAAGTTCAATAGGTGGAACAATTATTGGACAACAGGAGTAAAAATGTCTAGATGGTTAATTGCAATGTCAGGTACGGTAGGAGATACAGTTACAGGAGAACATGAAGATAAGACACAGGAAGAAAAAATAAATAGTTTACCAGGACATCCGAATGAAGATAAAGATAATGAAGGTAAAGATGTTGAAGTTAAAATAAGTTTTGATGCAAAAGAGAATAATCCAGAGGGTAAAGATACTAGTAATGTTCCTATAGGAATATCCCCAAACGGACAGCAACAAACAAAAGATGCTATTGCATAGCCTTGACATTTTTATCATAATATCTAGATTTTTAAATATTTATTAGGAGTTTTCATATGGATTTATTTGATAAGTTTAAAAAGATATTAGCTATAGATGAATCTGATTTTGTATTCGAAGATGAATTACAATCTAATGAACAGTCAGATTTTGATGGTGAAGAAGATAATATTGAGTTATTTGAAAAGAATGTAGTAAGTAAGATTTCAAATATGAAACAGTTATTATCTGCTGGAAAAGTTGATTTAGATGCTTTGAATTCTGAGTTGAAAGAGATTGAGAATTATATTAATTCTGCAGATTATATAAGTTCAAATTTGAAACTAGATTTTAAAGATCAAATAAATATAATAGTCGATAATTTAAATAAAGAGGTAGAGCTTCAGTTACCAGATTATATTTTAGATATTGGGCGCAAATATTATTGTTTGTCAGACTATATTGAAAATAATTTAGCTAATCTAGAAACTTCAAAATATAATTTAGAAAGTTTACAGAGTGCATTAAAAAGTCTTACAAATGAAATGCAAAGAATTTTATATTCATATTCTTTCCAATCAGATATTGAACTTTCTAAAAATGCAATAAACGAATTTGAAAGTATATTCGATAATATAATAGCAAGTATGCTAGATAAAGATTCTGCTATTGGGATTAATAACAAATTAAATGAGATTACAAATCAGGATGTAGAAGAATTTTTAAAAGTTCGTTTTAGTAATTTACTTTCAAATATTGGTTCAGATAGTTGGTCATTTAAATTAAAAACTTTATCTAAGCATTTAACCAAACTTGAAATGCTTTGTTCTTCTGTTATAGAACTTTTAGATAAAGAAGATATGAAAGCACCTTTAAGAAATAAATTATATGACATCTTATGTTCTGAACAATATATAATTACTAATATTTGGCGTAATAGAAATGATAGAGATTCATTATTTAGAACATTAGCTTATAATTTTGAAGGTGCATTTGTAGCATCTGATTACACACAGAATTCTGAAGTAAGACAACTTTTAAAAGAGTTAACTACTAAATTAACTGATATAACGAAATCAGCTAATATCAGAGATATAAACTATAATAAGATTATTAGCGAAATAAATTTAGCTGGTATTAAAACCGCTATAAAAGAATTAAATTATTATTTTGTTAATAATGTTGAGAAGTTTAAAACATTAGTAAATAAATTAAATAATATAGGAAGTGTTAACGGTAAGTTTGTTACATCAAAACGTGAATACAATGAGATTAATCAGATCTGGAATTCAATTTTCAATAAATTATATAAAGTTGTAGAACCTATCTATAGTTTGAAAAATAAAGTGAAGGATAATGTATCCGATATGAATATAACATTAGGTTCAGGACAATCTTTAACAGCACCTGAATTAGTAGATTTTTTATGTGAATTTAGAGATTTTGTATTTAAAGAATCAATGAGTCCAGATTTAAGTGTTAATATAGAATCTCAAACAGATGCTGTACAACCGATGGAAGTAAGTGAAAAAGTTTTGAATAATTTTAAATTAACTTATTCACAGTTAGTTAATTTTGAGAGAAAAATAAAAACGTATAATAATATTAATTAGATAAGGAGTAGATTATGGAAGATATAAAAAAGGAAGCAAGATTTAATTTATTTGCAGAGTTCGATGATGTTGGTGATAACAACACTTGGGAAGTAGTTGAAGATGAGAATGGGGATAAAGTTCTCGGAAGAATGGCATCAGCAAAAGATGTGACAAATAAAGAAGCAATTAAGGCCGGTGGAGCCTGGGCATATAAAGAAGGAGATAATGTTTATATTGATACAGGTGATACGATGCTTCATAAAGCAACTATTTTAGACAGAAGAGCTAACTTAAAATACGGTATTGTTTGTGAAGGAAGTTCTTTAGTTCATGAAATAGAAGAAGCAGATATTATAGATGTAGATGAAAATTTATTTTAATAGGAGTGAGAATATGTCAGATTTAAATAAAAAAGAAGCTGGTATACAAGAAATTACACAGATGCTCTTTAATGTGAATTTTGCAGGAACAAATTCAAAGGAAGAGTTTACAGAATTACAAAATAACATGATTAAGATGTTGAGTCAACATCAGTATTCTTACTCTGATATTGAAAATTATTTTATTGGTTGGGGCTATCAAGTTCCTATGATAAAAGAAATTTATAAACATCTTACAGGATTAGATCCAGAAAGAGTTAATTCAACAGATTATTTATTGAATATGCCTGGATGCATTCCTGGATTTAATTATGGTTGGGGAGAAGGTAAAGGTAGTAAATATAAATATGTATTTATTATAGGATATAAACTTGGATTTGGTGTATTCGGTCAGATCGATGATTTAGCAAGAGAACTTATTCAATACACATTGGATCTTGAGGAAGCATTGAATGTTTTAAATAAAAATGCAAAAGATATAAAGACTTGCAAATCTATTATATCTGTTCCTGAAAAAGATATTAATAAGAGTTTGGAAGTACCTTATCTTTGTACAGATGCTCCTATAACACAGAAGGTTTTATTTAAAGGTAGAACCGCTTCTCTTGCAAAGAGTATTGATTCTTATCAAATGCAACCTCATGAAGTAAGAGCAATGTTAAGAGTTGCTTATGATCAAAATGAAATTACAGCACAAGAACATAAAGACTTGTATGATTATTATTTAAAGAGATATGCAGAGGAAGATGAAACTTCCGATATAACAAAAGAACTTGAGAAAGAAGATATTAAAACAAATCAAACAACTCAAGACATGCAAAAAGAAGTTGTTAATGAAACAAAAACAGAATTCGGTTTAGATAAAATTGCTTATTATATAAAAGGTGTAAATAAATATTTTGAAGATAATTTATCTGAATTGTTAGCTAAAGCTTTGATTGAGCCGAAAGAAGTTAAATACGTAAATAAAGATTTAGATAATTCAATTGAGAAAACTCCAGAAGTTCCAGGACAAAATCCAATTCAATACTTTAATAAAGCTGCAAAACTTTCTGTAGTTTTAGCAGTTACTTTAAATGAAAAAGCAAATTTAGGACAACAGTTTGTTCTTACAATGTTTGCTATAGATGATAAAGGCAACGTTGAAACAGATGGTAACTTCAAAGGTGTTGATGAAGAAATTTATCCTTTGAATGCATCTGGTCTTGAAAATTATTTTTCTAAACTTGAAGAGTTGGATAAACCCGGAAATGTAAAAGACGATGTAAAGGAAGAAGAATAATGTCTAGATGGTTGATTACATCAGAAATCAATAAATCAAATGAGATAGATAATAACTCTAATAAAAGTTTAGAAGATAATCAAGTTATGGAAGCGTTACCAACAGGTGAGTTAGGGAATGGTACATTTGAAGGTAATGAAAATAAATGGAAAGAAGAACAAGAAAAGAATAAGGTACAAATAAATGCAAAATGATTTACTATATATAATAGAAGATATAGAAAAGCGTGTATATTACTTATCTCAAGAATTAAATAAAAATAATATTAATGCAAATATAGATATAAGTAATATACAATATGCTTTAATAAATGGTATAAAGCCGAAGGTAAATGAATATACTGAAAAAATGAAAAAATTAGAAAATGAAAATTAAATTAAGGAAGATTACATATGCCAAATATAAAAGAGATAAAAAGTAATAAGGGTTTTAATAGACGTGCTAATACTATTATGATGGATGGCGGAATGGGAATGATGGGTAATCCAAACAGTTCCATTAACCGTGTTCCTATGATGTACGTTGATCCTTTAATGGATCCAGTATTAATGATATTTCCTCGTGAAAATGACACACAGTTAAACGCGAGATTAAGACATTATTATATGTACAATCCTTTGGTACATTCTGTAATAGATTTGCATTCATCTTATGCTTTAAGTGATTTTGAGTTAAGATGCGATGATAGAGAAATTGAACAATATTATAATGATATAAAAGATAGATTAGATATTTTAACTATGATGATTAATCTCAATAGAGATTTTTGGTTATTAGGCAATGCTTATATGTATGGTGATTGGGATGAAACAAATGCTGAGTGGATAAGATTTAACCAATTCCCTCCGGAAAATATTGAGATACATAGATCATATGCTGGTGGAAATGCTGTATATTTTCTTAAGCCAGATGAATCAACAAAGAAAGTTTTACAATCAAGTAGTGCTGCAGACCAAGCAGTTGCCTCAACTATACCAATAGAATTTAGAAATTCAATTTTAAGCGGAACACCTTATCAATTGGCAAATGAGAGAGTTATTCATTTTGCAAATAGACCTGCACAATATTCTTTACAAGGTGAATCAATATTAAAATCATGTTTAAAAGATTTAATGTATGAAGATAAATTGAGATTGTTACAATTTACTTTTGCAGATAGAGCAATGTATCCGATTAAACATTGGAAAGTTGGATCTGAAGCGAAAGGTTGGTTTCCAGATAAAAGACAATTTAATGAAACCAAAGCATTAATTATGGCCGGAATAAATGATCCGGATTATAATTTAATAACACATCCATTTGTTAATCTTGAAATAAAAGATCAACACGGTAATTGGCAAGATTTGAAAGCAGAATTTGATTTTGCACAAAAGAGAATAATGATTGGATTGTTCTGTAATGATGCAATGCTTGGTGGCGAAGCTGGACCTTATGCAAAAGATATGATTAATATGAAAGTTGTTATGCACAGATATTTAATGAATAGAAATTTACTCGAAAGACTTATAAGAGAAAAAGTATTTTTACCAATTGCAAGAGAACATGGATTGATAAAAAGAACTCAAGCTGAAGTTCAACATAAATTAAGATTAAGTTCATCTTATAATAATTTTATATTACCTAAATTCTTTTATAAAGAAAGAGTTAATCTTCTTAGTTCACAATCAGAACAAGAGATGTTGCTTAGACTTAGAGATAAGAAGGAAATCCCATTTGAACTTGTTGCAGATATGTTTGGTTGGGATATGGATCAACTTCAAGAGAAATTTAATAGAGAAGCTGATACAGTATTCGATCCGTTGTATAAAGCAGCTAAAGATGATTTAGCTAAAGAAAAAGCAATGAGAAATAGAATTTTGAATGGTGATTTTAAAGATAATAATTATAAAGATTTGGCAAAGACAAAAGAAAATCCACAAGGTAAAGCAGGTAGAGAAATGGGCGGAGCAGCTAATGGTGGTGGAAGACCTCCGTTACCGGAAGACGAATTAAAGATAGAAGAACCTGCAATACTTCCAAACGGTGAAGGTGATTTAAGTCCAAGAGGTAAGCAAGAAGAAGCAGGTGAATTACCTGCTCCAGAAGGCGGTGGAGACGTAGGCGATATATTAAATGGACTCGGAGGATAGTGATGAGTAGATGGTTACAAGCAAAGTATACAGGTAAAGTATTATTTGATTTTTTAGATAAAAAGATTACTAGAAACGATCCTAATTTTATGGAAGCGTTGAAAGAAGCAATAGAATATAGAGGGCTTGAACGAGCTCACACACTTATTGATGACGGTATAGCTACACAAGAAGAAGTGAGTCAAGCTCTTACAGAACTGAATAAAAGTAACATGGAGGAATAATATGTTTAAAAGATCTGGAGTAGTTACTCCAATGAAGGTTTTGAAAAAGATTACATCTGAAGATATGCCAAGTAAGAAGATGAAGAAAGTTGCTGAAGATGAGCAACAAACAAAAACTACTAAGGAAAAATAATATGTCTAGATGGTTTCGTAAATCAAATAACTCAGCAGAAGATATAGTAAAGGAACATATAAAAGACGATCAGCCTTTTTATAGTCCAGCAGATTTTTTATTTGAACAAATTAATAACGAACAGTTATTGGAAGATTATTTAAAATTATGTATCAGACATGCTTGTGAAGTAGATGCTACGTTATTATCTAAAATTAAAAATAAAGATTTACTAAAACAATATTTAAAACTTGCTATAATAGAAGATTTAATTTTACCAGATAATACTATGGAAATAGTTAAAGGTGACAAAGAGTTAGTAGATATGTTAAAAGATAAATTTCCAGAATATGAGGATATAATTAATTCTAGAGGAGAAATATAATGTTTAAAAGATTGTGTATGGCAGAACCAATAGAAGTCTATGCTTCAGCAAATGATATGCTTGAAGGTTGGTATGGATTTAATAGACAAGCTTCAAAAAAGATAGTAAAAGCTTTTGAGTTTGATCCGGATAATTATTTGTATTATAGAAACAGAGCTATTACAGCGGATGAAAGAAATGCGAATGGAGATATATTCCCTCACGATGAAATAAAGAAAGCATATACTACTTTTATAGGAAAAGGTATATTTTATAATCATAATTCCGACGATCCTAATAACTCTATGGGAATTATATTGGATGCTAATTTTGTTGAACCGGCACAAAAACATGCTTATGTAGAATTACTTTGTGCTATTGATAAACAATTAGCAGAACAAAAATATCCTGGATTGTTACACAGAGTTGAATCAGGATTGGTTTCAGGTACTTCAATGGGTACATTTGCAGGAGCCGCACAGTGCTGTATTTGTGGAAACTATACAACTACATTAGAAGGATTATGTGAACATATGAATCCGGACGATATGCATTATTGTAAAGGTAAACTTATAAATGCTTCTACAAATGAATATGGTGCAGAAATTAATTACGGATTATGTTTCTGTGAAGATAGTATTGTAGAAACACCAGCTGATGATACAGCAAGAATATTCCAAGTTTATGCACAAAATAAAGATAAAATAAAAGAAGGTCATTACGATAAAGAAGTAATAAATACATTAATTCAAGCTCTTAATGTTATGGCAAAAAATATGAAATAATATAGAAACCCTTGACAAAAGTATCATATTACACTTGTATATATAAGTATTTTTTTGGAGGATACTATGGCTGATCAATTTAACAGATTAGCACAACATTATTCAAATTATTGGAAAGATAAAGGAGAGAATGCTCCTGCTATCAATTTTGATACAAAACAAATAGAAAGAACAGCTGAGCAAGCTTTTAGATCAGCAGCTGAATCTGATACATCTGATAAAGATTCTGCTCCATCTGTAGCTGATAAAGGCGCAAGTAAACCAAAAGATAAGGGTTTGAATCTTGCCGGATTGTTTTCAAACATAGATGAGATGATTGAAAAAGCAGCTGAGAATAAGGTTAAAAGAATTTTGGATAGAATAATAGATGATAAGTTACGTTCTGAATATAGTAACGACTTATCTTTATTTGAAAAGTCAATGGCAAATAAAGTACAAGAAAAAGTTAAGAGTATGTCTCCAAAATTTCTTGAAGGTTTAAAAACAGTTGCTCCTGACGTAGGAAAAGGTACAGGAAGCAAAACACCTACTTCATTTACAGAAGGTGTATTAGATGAAGTTGATGAAGAAATAGTTGATAAGAAAGCTTCTGTAGAAGTATTCCCAGGAATTTATGTAAAGGCTTCTAAAGAAGATGAAACTGTTGGTGAAGTATTTGTGAAAGACAATGATTCATTACAAAAAATGAGTTATGTTGTTAATTTACCAAAAACAAATTCTAAAAAAGAATATATAGAAGAATTACAAAATACATTTGAATCATTATAAAATAATAGAAAATCTAGAACAAAGAAGAAAAAAGAACAGAGAAAAATAGAAAGGTAATAGAAGTTATTTTATATGGTCTAAATTATATTAAAATTTAATTAAATAGGAGATACTAAATGTTTGAATTATTTTATAAAGCAGGTAAATCACTTGCTGACTCTTTCTTTATTGGAAGAGAAGGTAAAGATGACGTATTAGTTATAAGTGCTTCTGAAGTTTTGCCGTTAGAAATGCAAAAGAAAATCGAAGCAGCTGAAGAAGAGTTAAATAAGGTTGAAGTAGAAAATACAGTTGAAGGAACACCTGCAACTGAAGATAAAGCTATTGAGAATTTAAATGAAGCAGAAGTTAAATTAGATAGCGTAAAAGAAGATATTCAAGAAGCAAAAGGTCATGAAGAAATGGAAAAAGCTGAAGAAGTTGTTGAAGCTTCTAAAGTTGATGTAGATGCTATATATAAAAAAGCAGGTGTACCTACACCAGAATTTATAGCAAAACAAATTGCTTCTGTATGTAAAGATTTCGCAGGCTTCAAACAATTCTGTAAAGAAGCTAAAGCAAATAAAGCTGAAATGGTTAAAGAAGCTTCATTGAAAAAAGAAGCTGCTAAAGAAGGCGAGACAGTATTTACATTTAATACAGGAGAAGATAAAAATAAACCAGCAAAAGCAACTGAAGGTGCGATAGTTTCAGTAAATGAAAAAGAAGCTAAAGCAGATGCAGGTAAGGGTGTTAAAGACGCTAATGCAGTTTCTTCACCAGTTAAATCATATTTTGGTAGATTGCCAGGAAATGGTGGTGGAGATGCAGTAGAATCTATAAATAGACAATCTTCATTGAAAGAACAATTCCTTAAACTTACAGCAGAATTAGATGAAATGAAAAAGAAAGATGAAGAAAAAACTGAAAAGTTAGGAAAGATGGAAGATGAAAACAAGAACTTGAAAGAAGAAATTTCCAATGGAAACAAAGACAAAGACATCAATGCAATTATCTCTGAAATCAAGAAAGTAGTTAAGGTACAAAAAGAAAATGTTTTCAAAGATAAACTTGTAAAAGCAGATGAAAAAGCTTTGAAAGTTGTATTGGATGTTGTAAAAGAAATTGCAAAACTTTCTGATGGAGAAAAAGCTGATAAAGATGTAGCAGGTCTTTTCGGTGGAGAAGCAAAGAAAGATAATAAAAAAGAAGAAGTTGTAGATTTCACAGAAGTAAAAGCATCAAGAAGAATGCCTGGACAAAACATACCACAAGTATTTTCACAATATAATGGTGGAGATGTTTCAGGATTAAATTCATTATTCGAAGACTAATCTAGTCTTAAAAATTTAAAAGGAGAATATAAATCATGGGTATAATGTATTCAGTTCAAGAAGATAATTTAACAACCGACTTTGGTATATCACCTTTGTTCCCTACAACAATTGAAGATAATACTAAAGTTTTCAAAGGAACAGCAGTAATAGCAGGTCAATGCTTGGAAAACACAACTGAAGGTTTGGTATTGGCAAATGCTTCTTCTACAGTTTATGGTTTGGCAAAAGAATCAGTAAACGTTGAAGCAAATGTAAACGAAGTTTCAGATAACGGATGGGGCATTTTCGGTTCAAAGAAAATAACAGCTTGTATGTTTGGTGTATACAGCGTTAAAAACTTTGAATATACGAAAGGTGATGGCGATGTTGTAGAATTTACAGCTATAGATACAAATGCTATAAATGCAAATACTACATTAGGTGTAGCTTTGGCTTCTAATGCTAGTGGAAACATTACAACAGTTGCAGAAGGTGGCTTCGGTACATTGCTTGCTGTATCTGCAGACGGAAAAGAAATTCAAGTATTTATAAAGTAATCATTTAAAAAATTTTAAAAGGAGATAATAAATCATGGGTACAATAGATAATATATCATTATGGGGCGATACAGCATTAGCAAGAAAAGCTTCAGTTAATGCATCTGCTACACCTGTATCAATGGAAGCAAAAGAACAAAAATTTAACATGTACTGGAATGCACCAGGCGGATATCAAAGAATAGCTTTCGCATTGTCTGGTCCGTTGAAAACAAGATTGGATTACGTTGGTGTTGGAAGAAAACTTTTGATGGTTGATACCATACCTACCGGAGATATTCCTGTATACGATATGGATATGCCAGAATTTGGTGCTGTTAAAATAGCTGCTAGAGGTCAAGCTCCAGTATTTGAACAAGGCATCAAGAGAATTGGAATTCCTACATTCGAAGTAACAGTAAATGAAGTTATTAAGAAACAAGAATTAGCTGTAAGAAAATATCCTGTATTCGACAGAGCTAAAGAAAGAGCTGCAATAGCTATGGCTATAGCTGAAGATGACATGATATTTGATTTGGTTAAATCAGCAGCAGTTAAGAATCCTAACCCAGCTGCAATGGCTACATATGGTTCTGCTTCTCAGACAATAACAAAAGCAGATTTTGCTGAAATGTTTGGTGATATAACTGAAAGACAGTTGATTGCTAAAACATATTTGTTAGGTGCAAAAACATATGCAGATATATTGAAATGGAATTCTCAAGATTTGGATCCAGTATCTTTGAACATCCAATTGGAAACAGGAAATTTTGGTTCTATATTTGGTGTTAGAGCTATTGCTTCTACAAGACTTGATAAAAACTATGGTTATGATACAAACGGAAAGAATCAACAACCAGTATTTACATTGACAACTCCTGATAAACTCGGAAGACTGCCAGAAAGAAAAGCTGTTGAAGTTTCCATATTTGATAACATTCCTAAACTTCAGTATGATATAATTCCTTACGAAATAATCGGTATGGGTATTTATAACTGTGCTGGTGTATCTGGAAGAGTTAGAAGTTTGGCTTAATCAGTTTAGTATTAAAAAGCTACCGAGGAATCCTCGGTAGCTTTTTTTATATACCCCTTGACATTTATATCATATTATAGATAGATTGTAGATGGGCATAAATTATTTTTATTTGAGGAATGAACTATGAATAATGAAAAAGACGTTAAAGATACAGGAATAGTATCACAAGAATCAATTAATAGAGCAATTGAAGACACAACGCAGTCCGAATATTATCAACAAAACAGAATTCCTTTACTAACAGGTGAATATAGAAAGGAAGCATTTCTTAAATTAAAAGGATTATTTTTAAAAGAGTTATATAAAGCAGTAGATGAAGAAGAAAAAGCTTGTAGAAAGGCTGACTTAGAGCCACAAATGAAAGGCGATAAGCTTAAATATATAGAAGACATGGTTGAGACATTTGACAATATGTTTCAACTGGAAGCACTAGCACAGTATTTATATCAAGAAAATATTATACCGACATTAGACGAAGTTAATACAAGAGCAAATAAACTAAACGAAAATCTCGGTAAACTTGAACTTTAATTTTGGAGTATATCATGCTTAAGAAAACTGTAAAATTTTTAACAAATGTTAAGACAATTGTTTGGGCAATCGTATTAAGTGGAACGGTTTTAATATTTATTTATGGAACGTATCTTAAAGTTACAGAAACGGTACCGACAAAAGTATATGCAATGGAGCGAGATTTAAATGATATTAAGTATCGTGTAACTGATCTTGAAACTGAAAAACTCATTATAAATAAAGACTTAAGCGTGATGCAAATGGAATTAAAAGAAATAAAAGAACAGCTTGCAGAGAATCAAAAAGAAACGAGAGCAGCTTTAAAAGAGATAAATAGAGATGTGAAAGACATCCTTAAAACCATATAATTATTGTTGATAAATGACAACACAGCTATCACCTAATTTCACATTAGAAGAACTATTAACTACTTCACATAAGGATTTACTTTCTAAACAAAATGAGGAAGTGAAGCCTTATGTGAATAACTTATATATACTTGCCAATTATATACTTCAACCAATCCGTAATTACTATAAAGTACCTATAACAGTTACAAGTGGATTCAGAGGAAAAGCATTAAACGAAAGAGTTGGTGGAAATAAAATCAGCCAACATTGTTTAGGTGAAGCGGTAGACTTTATAGTTAAAGGCAAGACAGTTGATGAAGTATTTGATGATATTAGAACAGGTAAGATTAATATTTGTTACAGACAATTGATTAAGGAAAAAATATCTGGAAAGTTCTGGATTCATATAGGGATGGTCAAGATACCGTTTAAACCTAAAGATAAGTATTTGCAGAAGTTAACTACAATTGATGGTAAAAAATATACAGAAGTAAAATAGAATAAAGGAGAAAAACGAACAATGAAAATTAGATCAAACATGGACAGAGTTTGGAGTTTGGCAGGAATTAGATTTGAGCCAGGAATGGTTATTACATTTGATATTTTGAAATGTAATGATTTAAGACAATTAAAAGCAGTAGTTGAAGAAATTAGAAAGGGTAATATAACGGTAGTTGAGCAGGATGACTATTTTAAACCAGCTTCAATTACAAAGGTTGAACAACCACAAGTAATTAAAAAAGAATCTCAAGAAGATATAGTTGTAGTTACAAGAGGTGGAACATTTACCGATGAGATCCCGAAAGATGTTTTGACTGAGAATACAATACAATCTGTTCCAGTAACTATAGATGTAGAGAAACAATCAGAACCAGTAGTTGGTGAAGGTAATATAAAAAACGAATCTTCAACAGAAGCTGGATTTGTAGTGCTTCCGGGAAAGAAACCTGGCGAAGGACAATTAAAATCAGTTAGTGAAGTTATACAGGAAAAGACAGACGAAATTGCAGATGTATTAAAAGATGCTGCAAAGGATTTAGAAGAGCTTAATAAAAAAGAAGAAGTGATAGAGCAGGTTCCAGAAGACGTCGATAAGATATTGAAGATGAAAGCTAACGAAAGAAAATTGTATATAGCTAAATTAGATGATAAAGAGTTGTTACTTAAGATAAGTAAATATACAAAAGTAAAAACTATATTAAATATAATTAATCAAAGGTTGGAGGAATTGAAATGAGTAGATGGTTGAGAATAGCTGAAGCTGAAGAAGAAAATAAATGGGCATTAGGTATTGATACACAATTTGGAACAGAGTATATATGTCAAATAACAGAAGAAAATGTTACATTAGGTTCTAAAGAAAAAGCTATAAAATTTTCTACACCAGAAGAAGCTTATGAATTTGCTAAGAAATATAATAATATACACATATATGATGAGAATGATCCAGCAGACGATACTAGGCATTCATTTTCAGCGGTGTTAATATAAATTAATAATAAAATAATAAAGGAGAAAAATGAAAAATGAAAAGTATTAATTTAAGAGTATTTAGAAGAACAAATAATAGTATATCATGCTTATTTAATGATAATGCGGTATCAGGTATTAAGCTTGAGGATTTAAAGATTTATGATATAGAGGATAAGGAAAAGAAAAATCCTTTGATATATAAGATTGGGGTTGATCAAGAAACACAAACCGTTCAAGTTGTACTTGATCACCAGATAAATAAGTTAGATGCAAATAAAACATACGTATTTGTTTTTGATTTTAAAACATTCGAGGTAAATATAAAAGTATATCCTTCAGAAGTATTACCTTTGTTTGAGAAAGATTCTGTTGGAAAGAACCAACATCTTTATGGTTGGGTAGAGTCTGAGAGAAAATGGGTAAAACTTAAAGCAGTTAAAGACGCCTCTGGAGAATATGTACTCGCAGTTAAATCTGTTAAGTAGGAGTTTAAGATGAGTAGATGGTTGAGAATAGCAAAAAAAGATGATGCCTTGGAAAACTTTATTGATTCTAAAACTAGAAGAAATTTTTTAAATAAACTTATAGATGATGAAATAAAAAGAAATGATGGTAATGGAGTAAGTTTAAAGTTTATATTGGATATATTATTTCAAGGTTGGCTTACAAGAAATGAGTCTGAAATGTTTAATAAAGTAATATCAGACATATTACCATCTATAACTGCTATAGATACATTAAAACTTTTAGAAGAAGAGATTATAGTAAAAGAAGATAAAGATTTTTATAAATTAGCGATAGAGAATTTATTAAGTAAAACCGATAAAGAAAATCCATATTTTTTTACTAGAGAAGCTTTTAAATATTTCTTAGATAGTTTAGAACTATTTAATAAAAATGATAATGTATATAAGTTAATGCAGAAATCTCTTATAGATAGTGAAGATTGTAATAATTTATATACTGCTATAAAAAATAATATTATATCTCGTGAAGATAGTGATTTGTTTGAGAAAGCTATTAGAATTATAGAGAATAAGGGAGCAGATTTTTATTTAACAAAGTTACTGAAGGAAGGTTTCATTACTTCTGATGATATTCGAGAGGAATCTAATAATGACTAGATGGTTAATTAAAGCAGAAACTCAATTAGAATTACCTTTAGGTACAGAAGATCTAAAGATTTATTACCCTACTCTAGTTAGAGAAATTAGTTTTAGAGATAAATTACAGAAGCTAAAAGATAAGAATGTACAGTATATACAAAAAGTAATTTACGATTGTTTAAATGACGTATCTAATAATAAAATTTCAGATAGATTTTATGATGATATAGAAGCAGATTTAATAGAGGGCGCTTTTAAAGAATTTGCAAAGAAGTATGCAGATAGTAACTATAAAGTATATGATGTAACTATTAGTGAAGTAGAGAAAGAGAATCATAATATTATAAAAGACAATACAGAGAAAAGATATTTAATATGTCCTTTTGTAAGTCAAACAAAGCTTTATGATATATCTGAATTTAATACATTGGTAGAAGCTCTCTCTATAAAAATATTTTATCATTTGAAGTCACTTAATAAGTAGGAGGTCGTAATGTCATTAAGATTACCAGTTGAAATATCATGGTGTCCAGATGATGCAATAACATCTGCTGTAGATGAAAACGGTAATGCATTGTATCCATATGTGAGAATATATAGATCTAGACATGAAACATTTGGTTATGATTTAGTAAGTGCAGATGTGGTTATATCAGACAATAAATATCCTATAGAGTTTGTTGAAGGTGAATTGTGTAGAAATTTAAGTTTCAATAAAGACTTTGAGATAGATACATTTTTAACATCATTACATGAGGGTGGAGATGATAAAGTAGTTTTACTTACTTTAGGTTCACAAGAACCTGAAAAGGTAGAACTTTTCTCAATTAAAGACGATCAAGGTGGCTATAGACTTTGTTTAGATGATAATAGAATAGTATATAATTCAGTTCAATATGGACACATAAAACCAGGTTGGCATTGTTTACACTATAACGTAGGTAATTTAATTTTAAATATGACAGAGTTACCTATAGTTTATGTTAATCCTGCACTAACAAACGAGTTAGTAAGTAACAGTATTAACTACGACGAAAGAAATCCTTATGTTGAGAATAGAGTTATATCTGAAATAAGTTCTCAAATAAACGGATATTGGGTTAATAAGTGGACAGATCCAACAATTGATATTAGATGTAAAGATTCTTACTATTATATTATAAAATATTTAAATGCAGATAAAACATATGAGTCTAAATTCTTTTTACCTAGAAAATCATTAACACCGAAGGAACAAAGGCTCGTTAATCACTTAAAGATTTGGCTCACAAACTGGATAACAAACTGTGCAACTGACGATGAAATTCGTGCAGGTATTAAATTTGCTTTGGAATCTTTAAATATTAAGTCTCCAGTTACACATTTTACAATAGAATCCCTTCCAGAAATATTAGAATCTGTTCTTATGGTAGGAAGTGCAATATATACATTAATGGTACACTACTTAGGTATTGCGTTTACAGATGTTTCTTACACAGATTCTGGCGTATCTATTACAATTGATAGAGGACAGAAAATTCAAAACGCTATAGATAAAGCTACAGCATATTATGATAAGCTTATTGATGTCGCAAAATTGCATTACTTGCAACCAGGTGTAAGTATTGGAAGTATTCCGTTGAATATAAGTCTTGGCGGAAGATTATCAGGTAATATTCTTGGTGCAATTAGCAATCTCTTTAATGCTATCGGAAGATAAAATTTTATTTGACTTATCAATATATTTTTTCTATACTATAAAGATGAATAATTATAAAGTTTATAAGTTCACAACTCCATTAAAGGAGAAGTTTTTACCCTTGACAGAATTATCATAATATGAGTTAATAATAATTAATGTAGCTAGGTTCGCTACCGAAAAGGATGCAACTCACATCCCTGCTACATTATAAATATTTGAGTAATTACAGGAGTGTAATATGGAAGAATTAGTTAAGTATTTAAATGGTCATAAGCAATATAAGTTAGAAGTAATAGAAAAAAATTATTTAACTCAAGAAGTTAAAGATGTTCTAAGTAAATATGACTTAACTTTACATGAACTTTGCTATAGAATTAAGAAAAGTATACCGTTAGATGAAGTATTTACTTGTAAATATTGTGGTAAACCTATTAAATTTGATTATTGTGGTGGTTATAGACAATTTTGTTGTTATAAATGTTCAAACACATTTATTAACAGCTCTGAGGAAATAAAGAGCAAGAAGAAACAAACTTATTTAAAACATTATGGTGTTGATAATATATCGAAATTAGATAGTATGCAACAGTTTAAAAAGCAAAATTATTTGATGAAATACGGTGTTGAAAGTTATACGCAAACACAGGAATATAAAGAAAAATCAAAACAAACATGTTTAAAAAAGTATGGTAAAGAATATTTTACACAAACACAGAACTTTAAAGATAAAGTTAAAGCTACGTGTTTAAAGAATTATGGTACTGACAGTTATTTTACTACAAGTGAATTCAAAAATTTTTTAAAAGAGCATCAAGAGGAAATATTAGAAAAGATAACTTATTCAAAGAAACAAAATAATTCTTTTAATATATCAAAACAAGAAGAGAAAGTATATAAATTATTGTTAACGAAATTTAATAAAGATGATATAGAAAGACAATACAAATCAAAGTTATATCCATTTGCTTGCGATTTCTATATTAAGAGTTTAGATTTATATATTGAATATAATGGTAATTGGACTCACGGAAAAGAATCTTTTGATAAAGATAATTTAGAGCATCAAAGTATAGTAGAAGCGTGGAAATCAAAAAGTACTAAATTTTATAAAAACGCAATTTATACATGGACAGATTTAGATGTAAGAAAGTTAGAAACATTTAAAAAGAACAATCTTAATTATAAGATATTTTGGAACTTAGAAGAAGTTGAAGACTGGTTAATTAGATAATATAAGAGGTTTATGATGTTAAAAGTAACTTCATTTAAAATACAATCTAAAAGAATTGTGTTACCAAAAGGTAATTTAGATTTAGATTCACTAATGGTCAGTTTCCAAGAAATGTATCGCGATTATGTTATTTATTATCCGGGTTCAATAGATAAATATATAACAAATATAGGAGATATTGAATTAGGTTTCGGACCTAGATATCTTTTACATAAGCTTTTAAGAGAAGTTAGAAAAGCAAATCCAGACGGTACTGTTGATAATGGTTCTGTTGTTGTAAAAACTATTCCACAGTTACCAGAACCTTTAGTTAGAAGACTTGGTAGTTTAAGTAGAGAAGCTTGTGGTGAAGATTTTCCCACAAGTAATAAATCTATTCCAGGTAGTTTTGGTGAACCAGAACACATGTCTATAGATACAGATGTAGAAGATAAAGCAGAAAGACATACACAAGAAACAAATGATCCAGACGGAAAAACAATAAAAGTTGTGATAAAAGATCCAAATAAACTTTTTGAATAGGAGAGTATATATGTTTGATTTCTTTAAGAAAAAATCTTATACAGTTACACAGGAGAACGGAATGGAAAAATTAGTTACTGCTGCAGATATGAATAAAGCTGCAGAAGATGCTTTGAAAGCATTGGAAGCTTTGCCGGAGAATTATATTAAAGATTTGATTGATTATACAAAATCTAGTATTGATCATGGAAATATTTCAAAAGAATTTTTAAAAATGATTATAAAAATTGTTGACGCAGTAAGTACAAAGAAAGCAAAAGAAGTTCAAAAAAGTTTAGATGATGAAGCTCCTGCTCCTAAACCAAAAGAAGAGAAGAAGGAAGAACCTAAAAAAGAAGAAGAGCCTAAGGAAGAACCTAAGAAAGATGATATTTTAGATTTAGGTAAAGTAGCAAGTGTTAATAAAGAACCTATTGTAAGATCTGCTGCAGATACAAATCCAGCAAGTTCTAAGTATAGAGCAGAAGGTATAAAGGAAAAACTTCTTGAAATTAATAAAGAAGTTGCAGTTAAATCAGATAATAAAGTTCAAAATATAGGTAATAATACGAAAGGAATTATAACTCCTGGAGACAAAAGTACAGTTGTTAAGGTTAAAGAAGAAACAGTTAAGCCTGATATAGTTGTTGAGAATGTTAAAATAAAAATAATTAGAGATGACGGTGAGTTTGAAAAATTATTCCCGGAAAAGAATATAAAATTTCCTACCGGAGATAAAGTAGTTATTAAAGCCAGTGATAATAATGTAGAAATAGATACAGCTGTATTACAAACAAAACCAGAAGAGATTAAAGATAAAGTTGCTAAAGCAGTTGAGAAAGGTAATCCTACAGAAATAGAGCAAGTTGTTAATGAAACAGGTGTTGGAAAAACAGGAACAGCATCAATTTATGATCAAGTAATGAATACAGTTTTCAATAGAAGTGCGGAAGCTGATACCGAAGACACTGATAAATTTGAAGAAGAGGTAAAAGAAGATTTGTCTTTATTAAATAATAAGGAGTAGTTTATGGAATTTGAAACTATTTTAACTGATATAGATAAATTAACAGAAGAACTCGATGTACTTGAGAACGAGATTACTACAAATGCAAGTTCCTTATTTAATAATTTTTTAAATAAAGTTTTTGCAACAGGTATGTCTACGCAAGAAGTTTTAGAAATTAATGAATCTGATAATAATACTACAAAAAATAATCCAACAAATACAGAGAGTAATCAAATACCGATTATAGATAAAATAAATAATAAAGAAATTCCTTATGAAAATTCAATAATTAATGAGGTACAATAATATGGCTGATAACTTTAGTGATATAAAAGTGTCACAATTAGATGCATTCTTACAGAAATTTCCTAAATTAGATGCTTTATTGAAAGATAATGAAGGAATTTCTTTTTCTAGTTTTGAAATAATGCTTCCTATTATTTTAGATAATTTTAATGAAATAAAAATTAATATAGAAACATTTGCAAATGCAAATAGAAAAAATGCATTTGGTCAAATTGTTCTTTGGTTAAAAGATAATGGTTATATAGTAGATAATAAATTTGTTAAGAAAGATATTAGCGTCGCAGATTTAACAAATTTTGCTGCATTTTATTGCAATACATTATTTAAAAATAATTTAATATCTAAACAAGAAGGTGGTTTAAAGGATGCAAATTCAGGAGCGACTGAATTAGCTCCGAATTTTTTTAATAAGAAGTTTGATATTGAAGGACTAACTAATGACGAAGGTGAACAAGTTTCATTAAGTTTACGCGATGGTATTTCAAAATTAAGATCACAACAAGTATTATATTCAGATACTACAGATAAAGTATTGAGAGATCTTGTTGTCGATAGATTTAATATCGGTGATTCAAAGAAAATAGGTGTAGATCCTTCCGGAAAATCAGTATTTTTCGGATCATATGTTAATACACAAATAACAAATAACTGGAATAAATTAATTCATAAAGAAAATATAATAAAGAAATTGTTATCTGTTCCTGAATTACAAGACGAAGCTTGGGTTAATAAAGATGTAGATTCAATCTCTTTTTATGAACATTTAAAAGAGTGTGTTAAAAATAATGTTGGAAATTTAAAAGATGATGCTGAGATAAAAAATATAGTTGATAACTTTGATCCTAGATCAGTATTATTTTTGACTCAGAAATTAGAGGATACAGCTACTAAAAATTATGTTCCAGATAATCGTTATAAAGATACAAAAATATTTGTAGGTCTTATAGATGATGTTAAAAAACATATTTCGAAAATAGGTTTTATTATTAAGAAACTTGAATTGAAAGAACCAGGAAGTATGTCAGAGAAAATTTATGATTCAAGAGAAGATACATTTACAATACCAAAACCAACAACTTCTGCAGATACAGATGCTTTTAAACAATTATTAGTAAGTGACATTAATACAGATGAAGATTCTATAAAACAAAGAATAGACGAACTAGATGGTCAAACTTTATATTCGATAGATCATAATTTAGCTAATCCATATACAGAATCTTATTTAGTGAAATGGTTTACTACATTATTTACAAAAAAGGTTTTAGCAGAGCAATACGGTTTTACTGCTGTTGAGAAAGGAAATGAATTAGTTTTTAGATATTCTGGTGAAGAAAAAACAGATGCGTCAGATTCTTTAAGTGCATACTTAAGTAAATTAAGAGGCATTATAAAAAAGTATAAAGATTATTTAGCAGTTTTAAAATATATCGTTAAATCCATTACTTCCGGTAAATATAATTTTGATACATCAGAACTTGCTACAATACATGCATCAACCACACAGCTTTACTTACGTGGTTACGCAACTACTTTCGGTGAGAAATTAGGAGATTTAGCAGAGTATTCGAAATCAAAAGATTTAAATGATGTTAATTTTAAATCAATTGTAGACAGTAATGAATTACAAAAATTTGTTTTAGACGCTGCATCTTTAGCAGCTAATACATTACTTCCTATTAATGATGATTTAGAAGAAATTGCGAGTATGGAATATAAAAAATTTAAAATGGATCAGCCGTTGGATAAAGAAGAATTTAATGCTATTTATAAAGAAAAACAACAAGAAGCAGAGTCATTTATTCAAAGTATAAAATCTTATGTTAATGAGAAGTTGAATAATTTACAAACTACACCGACAGAGTCTGTTGAAGATTTAGATTTGTATCTAGGTAAGTACAGCAATTTCATCAATGCTTTAACTTTAAAAAGAGAAGCAGCACATAAATTTGATGAATCAGATCTAGTAGATTTCTTTAAAGAATTATATGGTCAACAGTATGATAGTACTACTAGAACATTATCAGCTACAAAACAAAGTTTATTGAGTGAAGTTTATAACATAGAAAATGTTGCAGACTCTATAATTGAGTTTTTAAATTTAAAGAATGTGAAAGATATAAATAAAGTTCAGATCGGTGCTTACATAAATCAATTAGTTGAATTGAATAAGTATGCTACATATCGTAATATTTTAACACAGAATATAGATTTAGAATTTTTACAAGAAAATTTAACTTCTATTATAGACGCAATATACAGTAAATTGAACGCACAAAATACACAATTAAGTTACAATGATATTTTGAAAGAGATATTAGCTTTTAATAAAGATTTAAATACAAATGAAAATTTAGATGATTCTAATTTAAGTAAATTTATAAAAGATAATAACATCTCTACTTTAAGTTCAGAAAATATTTCAGCTTCTGAAGATGCAGAAGCACTTATATCTTTCGTAGCAAATATCTTATTTAAGACGTATAGAAAAACTTTGGAAGATTCGAAAGCAGTTAGTTTAATTGACTATATAGATAATCAGAAGTTTAATTTGCTTGTGGATATTTGTGATGCTTTATCTGCAAATAAGACGGCGTTTACTGATAGAATAACTTCAGCTATACAATTAATTAAAAATAAAGAATATTTATTAAATGCGGAGAATAAGTTTGACAGATTGAGCGAACAGTTTTTATATAGAGGGGAACCAACTCGTGTAATACAATCAATTTCAAATTATAGAGTATTATCAAATGCTAGAGCAATATTATTTAATATCGTAAACTCAGATGCTATCCTAGCAAGTTTAATGCAAGATTGTACGGATTGGGATTTTAGTGATAAGTTAATAAATGAAGTTTTAAAATCTTCTAAGATATTTAATATTTCTGGTAAGCTTGTTGACGGTAATATAAATGATTTAAGAGGTAATGTAGCATTACCTTTAGATCAGAAATACACTATGGATAATTCTTTTGAAACAAAATTTAGAACAATCTTTAATAAGTTGAAGAACTTAAGTAGTGTTTCTATAAATAAAAATATCGTCGCTTTAATGAAAGTATTAAACGATACGCAATATAACTTTAAAAGTATATCTAGAGATATAGAAAGATTATCTAAGAAACTTTATGAAACAAAAAAAGATAAAAGTAATGAAGATAGTGAAGTTTTAAAACAAAGTATGGGTAGTTTAGAAGATACATTAAATAAAATTAATGATTTAGCTACAGAATCTGTTGAGAATTTAAGACCCAATGTAGAACAAAAAATTCAAGATTGGTTGACCGCTAATAAAAATATCGCACCTTATGTAACTATTAAGTTTATTTCTGATAGACATAGACGTGGTTTATTTAGTAAAGAGTTTGATATACTCCCTATAGATATTACTGTCGATACCGTTGCTATACAGAATAAAATCAAATCCTCAGGATCATCTGTACAGAAAGAAATATCAGATTTAGATAGAAAGTTACAAAAGATGAGATTTTTACTTTCACAATATTTATATAATGCAACAGTTGATTCTAGTACGAGTCCAGAAACTTTATCCGGATTACAGGTATTGTTAGAAAGAAATAATAATTTGTTAAGCAGTTTAACTGATAAAATACAGAATAGTTTTAAAGGTGAGTTTATCACAATTCCTTATATAGCAGAGAAATTATCATCTTTAAAGACAGATTTAACAAATTACGTAGCAGATATGTGTGAAAAAACGAACAAGTGCTTTGATTTGACAATGAATTTCAGTGAACAATTAACTAATTTGTGGCAAAAAGTTGAAGATATATCTGCAGAATATGACCTTAAAATCTAATAATATGGAGCATATATGTATAATAATTTCTTAAAAACTTTACAAGCAGCCGATAAATTTACTTTAGAGAAAGCATTAAGACAAATTGTACAAGATTATAAGTTTGAGAATACAAATAGTGTACCAGTCAATCTTATTGCTTATAACAGAAATAAAGAAAATGAAAATATTTATCAACTATTTATAAGATACGTGCCAGGTTTAACATTATTGAATGTAGACACTTTTATCGGCAGTTCTAATATTCAAAATGATACAATTCCTTTAACTCATGTAGCAAATATTTTTGTTGATGATAGTGTAAAATCTGATGATACACTTATGTCAAAGCCCGGATATTCATCTATCAGGGTTGATGTTACTCCACTAAACTCAAGTGTTTCTGATAAAGATGAATTTGATTTCTATACAGGTATGTTAGAAAACGTTATTCATAAATTAAATAGTGAAGTTCAAGCCAGCAATGCAAAATATGTAGTAGAGTATGTAAGACCATCTGATATTTCTGAGAGTATATACTTTGACGATAAAGGTAGGTTGTCCTCAACAGAAAGTGATATATATGATATAAAAGGTAAATTACAATTAGTTGCTATTATAAGTCGTAATTATTATATAAATAAATTAAGAACTTCCGATGTGTTATTGAACTTAGGTAAGTTTACGGAAGTTACGTTTGATAGAAGTTTTGTTTCAAGAAAATATAACGAGATTATGGATTTATATTGGCGTAGTGAAGAATTTAAGAATCTTGTATATAAACTTGCGCATAGATTAAATGCTTTAGGAAAATTAGGTAAGGATGTTAAGTTACCTGTAAGTGAGATGGAAGATATTAAAAATGATTCTACTTTAAATAGTTATATTGATGAATTGATTTTGGAATTTAAAAAAGCAGAATCTATTGTTTATGATACATCTTCTGAACAATTAACTGAAAATTATATAAAACGTTTTTTTGAATTATATAATGAAAAAATTGAAAATAAGTTTAGTCAAGAAATGCAAAAATCCGGTAACATATATTCGAATTTTCTTTTTAGAGTTGCTTTGAAATTTGAAGATTATCTAAGTGATGTTGAGAAGTTAAATATGGAAAATTTAAAAAAACGTTTAGAAGATGAAAATAAATTTTCTGCAGAAGAACTTCAATCACTTAATGAAGATGTTGACACAGATCCCGATACAATACAAAAGAAACAACAAGAAGAAGCTATAAGAGAAGAGCTTCCAGTAATAGAAGAAGCACCTAAAGTTTCTGATGAAAGTAATGTTGCTAGATTATTGGTTGAAAATGATGAGTTAGTTTTATCAGAATTTGGTGCCTCTGGTTCTTATACTCAAGACGCTAAAGATGATTTTCAAGAATTTTTATATGAACGTGGTTATGATCTTCAACAAAACAAAGACGGAAAATATACAGCGGTGACAGATGATAAAGGTAGCACATTAGATACAGCTGAAGTGTTACGTGATTTCAAAGAAAATTTTACAAGTTTATCTAATGATGAGATTTTAAAAATAGAGGATTCAAATGCTTCTGAGTCTACATCAGGTAAAGTTGTATTTGAAAATTATATGAAAGAGAGAGCACATTATCCAAAGATATTTAATTTCTTTGGAGCAGCAGCTCAAAATGATAAAGAGAATCTCCAATCATTATTAAAATTTATTCAAAGCGAATCAACAAAGTTAGACGATAAAAATACTTCCGCTAAAGAAGTTTTATCAACTATTGTTCAAGAAGTTTACTCAACACCTCTTGACAAAGATTTATCTAAATCGTTATTATTAGCTTGTGCATATCCAACAAAAAACCCTACTAAGTGGATTGAACACTTAGTTTCTATTGTAGTTTTAAGTATTCAGATTTTGGATATATTTATAGAATCAGACGATAATAAGAAGGCAATGAATAGTTTAAAAGCTTTGTTTAATGAAAAACAGTCATTGGAATCTTATTTCTTAAAATCTAATTTACAAGCATTAGATACATCTATATTAGACAGACAGAAGCTTGTGGAAAAAACTGACATTAATTTACTAGCTACAATAAGATTATTTTTAAGTACATTAAAAGATAAAGAATATAATTATGATATTATAGAGAATAAACTTAAAACTATTTCTAAAGACGGAAAAGAATTAGATAAAAATTCTATAAATAGTTTAATCGATGAGTTTAATAAAGAGCAATCCAAGTCTTTAACATACGACCAATTATTTAATACAAAGATTCAGTTCTCTGAGCAATTATCTAGACCTTTAACAGATGTTAAAACTTCAGATAATCCGCAATTAAGTAATGCTCGTATGGAGTATATAAATTCTATTAATAGTGTTGGGTTAAAAAATTTAGAAAATAAGTTAAATAGTATAGAAGAACAAATAAATAAAATAGATTGGGAGGAAATAAATGTCAAATAAATATATGAAAGAGATTCCTATTTTTGACATAAAAGCAGGAACAGAGTTTACACATGATTTATATGGCATAGGAAAAGTAGTAGCATCTTATCCGATGGAAGGTGTTGTAGACCTTGAATTTAAAGACGGTCATATAGAATATGGTTTTGATATTAAATCACAAACCAAACCTACTGAGGTTCTTAAAATCGAAGCTTTTAAATGTCCTATTACAGGTGAAGATGTGTTAGCTGAAAGATGCGCATGCATAAAAGATGGTATCCATTCATGCGATTACTTTAAAGCTGATTTAGAAAAGAAAGAAAGTTCTTGTATTTATGACTCTGAGATGCAAAGAATTGCTGCAGAAGCTGATGAAAAAGTAAAAAGAGAAGCGAAAGTTTCTAAAGATAAATTAGATGCAGTTAATCAAATTAAAAAGCTTCTTAATAAATTATTAAAAGAAGCTAAGTTCGAAGATGTATTAGGTCCTGCACCGGAAGGAATAAACGCTAAAAATACATACTTATATGTACAGCATAGAGTAACTGGAGCAAAAGGTAAAGTTGAAAAGTCTGTATCCGATAATGCTGTAGTAGTAAATTGGAAAAACCAAGAAGAAGGACAATGTCCTTGTCAGACAGTTGTTACAGGTGATGAACTTGCTCCAGATAATGAAGCTAAAATTTGGTGTAAGATAAAAGAAATTCAAGAGAAATTAAAAAAGAAATTTGTTAAACCTATTAGTGATTTCTTTAAAAAGAAAGCTTCAACAGAATCTAACTTAATAAAGATAGATGCAGATAAAATATTAAATAAATTAACTGCAATGTCAGATGTTAAGAAACAAAGTTATTTGCAGGAAATTAAATCGCAATTGAATTCAATAGGAATTGACGTTGAAGATAGTTCAGTTGTATTAGATTCAAATGGATTTGCTCAATCATTTAGTATAATAAAAGCAAATAATCATGATATTTGTCCTGAATATATTACAAATGTGAGCAGAAAGAAAGTTGCACAGAAACTCGGATATGACGGCGATGTATTAAAAATTTATGCTTCTTTAAAAGGTCAGTTAAATACGCAATATTCAGAAGATGGATTTGAAAATTTTATAGAAAAAGATTTATCTAAAGATGAGGAATTAAATACTTTGTTTTAAGGTAGGCTAAATGCGTAAACCTAAAGAGAAAGTCTTAGATATAAGAATACATTTTGTTCCAGACTTAGTAGAAAAGCAGAGTGCATACGGTTTGTATTATAGATTGCGCAAAAGCAAGAATGTAACAGATATCTATATAGATACAAACCATGCAAATCAGCTCGATGTAATTAATACATTTTATCATGAATTTACACATTTCATAGTAGATGTAGTTTTACAAGAAGATAACTACAGTAAATTTTTTCATGACGTCGATCAAAACAAAAAAGTAAATGTAACTTTAGGTGAAGTTGAGAGCTTAGATGAACAAACTAGCGATGATATAAACGAAGAAAAGCTGTGCACTCAGATAGCAAATAAGTGCACAGCTATTGTTAAAAAGAAGTTGAATATCGTCCCTTGACATTTTTATCATAATTATACTAAATTTAAATAGTGGTGATAGTATGCCTATAAATATACAAGAGTTGTTAACTATAAATCCAAGTACAGATCCGGAAAAATGTAATTGTAATCAAGCAGGTCCCTGCTGGATGAATACTGTACAGACAGATGGTTCAGGTTTGAATCCTGATGGTTCAACAAATGGAACCGGTAAAATTCTTACAGAGGAAGATACAGAAATAACGACACCATCTGATCTTAATTATTCTGGAATTAGTTTACTTAAGGTTTATCATAAAGAAGGTACTCAATATACTTATGTAGTAGAGTTTCCGAAGGTAAGAACTTCAGAAGGATTTGCAAAGTCATATGAGTTATGGGGAAGTCCTTCACCAATATTGCCTCAATTATTATTAAGTCAAGAGGATTTTGTTCCTCAAGAAATTGGTAATAATAAGATGAAAGTTGAATTTGATGTTCCTGTTCCATATGCAAGTACAGAAATACAGTGGAGTTTTTGGGTACAAGGTTTTCCTTTTGGAAACGGTTTAGGTGGTTTAGTTTCAACAAAAGGTGCACACGTTTATAATTCAGAGAGAGATTGGACGATACCTAGTAATCAAAAGATAATAGCTCCGATAAATTATCCTACGACACCGAATGGAAATATAATAGATACAGACTATTTAGACTTTGCTATACAGAAAAATCGTGCAGATAAGATGTCGATTCTACAAGCAGATGGTGAAATGTGGGATTTATATTTAAGACGCTGGGAAGGAATAGCTTGTCCTTATTGTGATCACAGAGGTTCAATAGATGAAGAGAATCCTGATTTAGATTATAATACACATACAAATTGTAACATATGTTTTGGAACAGGATTTGTTGGTGGTTATTATAAGAAGATTAGAATAATGGCAAGATATAATTCAAATCCGGCAAGAATAATAAAACATACGCCTCAAGGAATACAGACAACACAGCAGTTGCAATCTTGGACTTTGTGGACACCTTTATTAAGATCACATGATTTGCTTGTTCAATGTTCTACAGGTGATAGATTTTATATACAAGATGTATCGAGAACATTATTTAAAAGTTATATTATGGATCAGCAGTTTAATAATGCATTGTGTCAAAGAAGCGAGATTGTTTATCATGTTACAGATGAGTCTATAGATAATGCTTTTGAATCTTATTATAAAGCAAAAGAAAAACCAGTAGATACAATTTGGGGATAATATGTATAATGATTTTTTAAAAAAAATTAACGCATATATAAAAGATTATTTTCCATTAAAAGATATAAGTTATAAGTTTGTTATAAAAGATGCTGATGGTAAAGATGTATCCAGTAAAATAGCTGAGATTATCAGTAGTGGCAAAAAAGTAAGTAATAGTGAAATTCTAAAGTTAATAGCAAATAATGTTTATGCAGCTTTAGCATATATGGCGAAGAAAGATCATGATGAGAGAAGACAGCAGATTTTAAGAGAAGTTCCAACTTTAAGTTTAGCATTTGCTTCTAAAATAGATCTTGCGTTGCAATATGTAATGTATGTATTAGACGGTGATCCTAATGCAGATCCCGAATTTTTTAATTATTTAAAAGATAGATTGAAGCAAGAACCTGAAAATATACCAACATTCATTTGGGTAACAGGTTATTATGATGATGATTTGATAAATTCTTTTTGTGATGCATCTTCAGAAATACATACATTTCTTAATGTTTCAGAATTTTTTTCAGCTTTATATAAGCACGCAGGTAAAGGCGGTCTAGAGAGTTTGGTAAAAGATAATCCTAAAGCTAGTATATTAGTGAATTTATTACGTGAACAGATATCTGAAGGATCAGGTAATCAACAGAGTATACCTAATATTGAACAAGATAATAATACAGATTCAGGTAATACATTACAGGATGATACAGTTCTTTCATTTTTTAATGAATTAAAAACTTATTTAGTAGATGATAGTGTTTTAGATATCAAGGAATTAAATAGGAATTCAAATATAGAAGAAACAGTTAGTGATATATATGATAATGTAAATGCAGATTTCAAATCAAGTTTAAAAACATTTGTAAAAGATAATGCAGATAAAGTTATTGAAATATTGAATACATATACAGATTACGATAATTTAAAAAATTTTGTAGAACAATTAAAATTAAAAGTAGCAACAGCTAATATTAATAGAGGTAAAAATATGTTTAGATTATCAAAGGCATATACAAGGTATTATATTAAAAATATTTTAGCTTATAAAGTAAAAGCTAATAGTGATCCTGAGGCTTTACCTCAAGTAATAAAAGTAAGTACGGATGAAATACAGGATTTAATGTATGGTGATTCAGTAAAACATCCTGAGAATTTAAGTGAAATTCAAAATCCTGCAGCGAAAGAACAAATTTTTAATGACGTAGAAGATGCGGTAGAGAAAATATCTAAAGGCGATTTACTTGAAGATGGTGCAGCAGATGGAATGTCAATTGAAGATTTGGCAAAAAAATGGGCACCAATGTATAACATGCAATATGAACAGATGCTTGATACATTAAAAACGCAAGAGCAAGCAGGTTCTATTGTTGAACAGGAGCATACAGATAATTTAGAGATTGCAAAAGAAATCGCCAGAGATCATCTTGCAGAGGCTCCTGATTATTATACACATTTGGAAAATATGGAAACACTATTTCCAGATGAGAATGTTGCAGTTAAGCCTTTGATGGAACCGGAAAACATGGATTTAAAAACAGTAAATCCTATACCGGAAGACTCAGATCATGTATGTGATGGTTCTTGTGGCAGTAATTGTAAATGTCATGATAAAGTTCAAACCGTAGAAGACAAGATTCAAGATTTATCAGGTGATGGAATTGTAGTTGTTATGGTATCTGATTCACCTGAAGTTACAGAGGAGCAACCTTTAGATTTCATACAACAAATCGCTGCTAAAATTAAGAGGTAATAATTATGGCAGTAATTAGATATACAAATACGATTAAAGCTCTTTGGGAGAAATATTTAAGAGTTATTTTTAGTTCAGAAGTAACCCCTAAAGAATTTAGATATAATGCAGATGAAAGAAAAAGTAGAATTAGAATTTACAAAGAAACACCAAACAGAGTATTTAATGTTCCGATGATTACAATTTCTGCAGGTAGTGGTGATGCCAGTTTAAGATATCTTGGTCAAGAAGTCGTAAAACATGTTAACAAAGTTCATGGTGAATGTATACAGAATGATAAAGTAAGATATAAAATATTAGATGGAAGTTTAGAAAATGTGTACGCTATAGTTCCTGGATATAATAATAGTGAAGTTACTTATCAAACTGTAAATTATAATATAGGTGAAGATTTCGAATTTGATTATGTAACAGGTAAGTTTACTTGGCATGAAGGTGTTAAACCAGATTTATATTATGCAACTTATACAACATTTGATTTAGGTAACTCAACAACACCTATATTTTCTGAGTTTAAAACGAAAGGGGAAATACCAACACAACTTGAATTTGTAGCAACTTCAACTGGATTAATGGAAGTTTATAATTATATAGTTGATCCGAATGATAATACAAAATTAATAAAGCAATATTTTAATAAAGAAGAAGTTTACGTAACACCAAATGACAGAACAATAATCTGGAATATAGAAGAACCTAATAATTATTTTGTATCTTATGTAGCTAACAGGAGTGATTGTATATATACAGGGGATTTTGTTCAAGCTCCTTTAAATGTCGAAATTAGATTTGATGTATTTGCGAGAAGCTCTCAAGACAGAGAAAGAATTACAGACTTACTTGTTTTATATATCAGACACGTAGTTAAACCGGAGTTGATAAAATATTTTACTTATTCCGGAGAGAATGTTTCAGGTGAATCTCAAGAGATGTTTGATAATAAAGTTATTTATAAGAATACGGTGACGGTGCCTTGTGTTACACATTATTCATTTTATATAGATAAATCAATTTATGAGTTGATTAAAAATATTCCAGTTGAACTGGATGTGGAGGAATAAATGGTTAGGAAAGTTGAACCAGTAAAAAGAGTTAGCACAATAAAACCAGTTGTAAAACATGCTCTAATCAGAAACATTACGTTTGGTGTTTTGAGTAACGACGAGTTTTATTTAGGTGTAAACGAAACAAAAGTTGTTGAGTATACAAAAACAATAAAAGATTACGCAGGAAAAAAATTAATTAAGATATTAAAAATTTATTAATTGGAGGAAAATAAATGCCATCTTTTACAAACAATTATACAGAACCAGGTACATATGTTGTTATAAATGATGATATAGTTACAGACGTTAATACTGGACTATTATCCGTATGTATTATTGGTACAGGAAAAACAACAAAAAATGTAAACAATGAACTTTTGGAGTTATTACCTCCAATTGATGAGTCTGTTGTAGACTTAGCTTTAAATGTAACATACACACAAGGAACTGTATTAAAATACAATACTTCATATTACAGAGTAGAAACTGAAGGATCAATAAGTTATCCAGAAGTTGTACCTAATAGTGAATTCAGTAAAGGCGATGTATTGATGTATGACATGTCTTACTATGAAGTAATCACTGTATCTACAGTAATTGATACTGCAAAAGCACCAATTGTTGGTAATACTTATGCACAAGGAGATGTTTTAGCAACAGATCTCGGTTTAGAAACAGTTAAATACTATCAGGTTACAACTGCAGGAACTGTAACAAGTCCTTTAGCAGATTGGCTTAATAGTAATGCCGAAGAAATTACATCATCTCAGGCAGATAGTATTTTAGTAGCGAGGTGGTTACCTGAAAATACAAGACCTATAGAAAGCCAAGAAGAAGCTGATAGTAAATTAATTTCCAATTGGTTAAGTGCTAATGCAACAGAAACTACTATTGGTTATCCAGATTGGACACCTTCAACAGATTATGTTGTAGGAAATTTAATGACATATGATAATTCTTATTATAGATGTATAGTTTCACACACTTCACCTGAAGAAGTTACTTCAAGTTATTTAAATTCTAATTGGATAAACGTATCTCCAATACCAACATATTATTCAGCACAATTACAAGCTAATATTATAAATGCTCCGAGAGTAGCTGTTGATGCTATAAGTAGTAAAGAATATAGAAATTCAGATGAAGTAGTTTATTTTGAAATTTCAGGAGATACATTTATATGGAAAGCTCCTGTAGTTAATGGTACAGCTGTTATGCCACAAATCAGTGCAGACGGTAAATATAGTGTTACAGTAGGTTACACTGTAGAAAAAACTTCTTCTGATAGAGAAGCAAAATCTTATACGAGACTGTCTTCTATATTCGCTGCTTATGGAGAACCTTCTGCAGAAAATACAATATCTGCTGGTGCACAAGTTGCATATGATAATGGAGCAACAGCGTTCTATTGTATACAACCGGAAGTAAATCAGGTAACAGGCAATATTGATGCAGCAGGATTACAGTCTGCGTTGAGAGAAGCTTCAAAAGTAAATGCATATTGTATATTACCGATGGTATCACCTTATAAAGCAGATGACACAGCAAATAGTTTGACAATGGCACAAATTATAAGTGCATGTAAAACACATGTTGAAAATATGAGTACAACTTTAGAAAGAAAAGAAAGACTTGTAGTTCTTTCAGATTCTTTAGATAATGAAGTTAGTGATGATATAGACAAGGCTATTGATAATTACAAATCAAATGCTGCTTCAGCAAACTCTGCTAGAGTTATTTATATCACACCAAGTTTAGTTACTGTTGCTTTAGATTCAGGAACTGTAGCTCAAGCAAATGGTATGTATGCAGCAGCAGCTCTTGCAGGTATTATATGTAATAATAACTATACTTGCGGTGAACCTATATCAGGTAAGACATTAGCTGATGTTACAATAAATGATAGATATACAAGAGAAGAAAAAAATATATTGGCATCTTATGGTTGCTTAGTTCTTGAAGGTGCAGAAGGAACATCAGTAGCAAAAATAAGACACGCACTTTCAACAGCTACAGGTGATCTTGTAAAATCTGAAATTAAGATAACAAAGATAAAAGATGTTATATCTAATACATTAAGACTTGCTTTAGATAGAGCATATATTAATACAAGATTTACCGGTGCTTCTACAATATCTGAAATGACAGCTACAGTTAATACAATACTTTCAAGTTTCTTAGCAAACAATGATATTGTATCTTATAATAATTTGGTTATTGCTCAAGATTTAAATTATCCAAATCAAGTTAATGTAAGTTTTAGAATTCAACCTACAGTTGATGTTAATTATATTTTAGTTACATTTGGTGTATCATTTCAAGGATAATTAAAAGGAGGAGCACAATATGGCTGTTACAGGGGATTATAAAAATAGTTTAATAAAAGGTTTAAAAACAGCATATAAAGCATATATTGAAATCTATTCTATACCATTTGACTTTACTGGTGCAGATTTTACAAAGCCGACAGAATTATATGGTAGATTACTCGAAGCTACAGATAATAGTAGACAAGTTGGTGCGGTACAGAATTTAGAGATCATAAATGAAAGACAGTTAAATATTTGGAGAGAACTTGATTATAAAACAGCTGGAAGACCTGTAGAATCATATCCTGGATTACCAGGATATGATTTGAGGTTGGACAGAATCGTATTATATGATTCAATGTTATCTGACGAATTTTATAATGATGTTGATGATGGTTTAGATATATCGAAACAAACGAGACCATTACTTATTAAAATAAATTTAATTTGTCCAGATGATGAAGGTAAAACAAGTAGCGATCAATTGTTAACTAAAACTTGGTTTATCTACGGTGTTTGGTTTCTCGAATCCAATATAGAATTTGGTGTTGATAACGTAGATGATATTAAAATTATACAGTCTACCTCGGCTCGTGCAGCTGGAATTGTTGGTAGTAATTAATTTATAGGAGGAATAATATGGCAGCAGAACAAGACGATATCCTTCGTGACCTGGAGATGTGTCCCAGGATATATTGTAATATATATGCAGCACCTTGGACTATCATGAGATCATCTTTTAAAACTCAAGAAAATATAGTTTCAAGTTTATTAGATAAAATTGATCCTAATAAAGTTGTAGGTGCAATTCAAAGAATAAAGATTATTACAAAAAGAGAAGCGGAGTACAGAAGAGAATTAAATATGGATACCGCAGGTAGACCGGTAGAAGTAGTTCCGGGTTTACCAGAATATAATCTTGAATTAGATAGAGTTGTACTTTATGAATCAACTATTGCTCAAGCTTTTGGATATAATAAATCATACGATATTATGAAACAGAATTCACCATTAATGCTTTATGTAAGTGTTCCTGGTGTAAAAAGAGCACAAGATGATGGTACTACAATAACTACCGGAGCAAAAACAATATTGATTTACGGTGTATGGTTTGATAATAACAATATGGATTTTTCAATTGAAAGAGCAAACGATATGATGATTCTCCAGAAAGTAAATGCAATAGCCACAGGTGTAATCTCAACAAAACAAGGTTTAATTCAAACTACCATTTAATGTGAGGTTTGTTATATATGAACTACAATAAAGACTCAATGCCAAAAACCGAGGCGCTATTATCTCAATCTACCGATATATATGTAGTTCTACCTATTACTGCAAATATTGCTGGAGTAACATTAACAATTCCGCTTACCGCCGCAATTGGAACTATTGATAGACTTGAAAGAAGAAATACAAGAACAAATACAAGACGTTATGGTTTAGGTAAACATGCATTTGAACCCCTTGATATCATTCCCGGTCCGGTAACAACTACACTGTCAATATCAAAAATCGTGTTATATAAAGATTATTATGGATTTCCTATGGCTAGTCAGTTAGAATCTCTCGGGGTTAAATTAGATCAAATTTCTCAAATTACAAAAGCATTAGAAACAAACGGAGAGTTTCAAGGTTTATTCGGTATAACCAACGGTAATGTTTTATATCAACAGAAGCCAATACATATACAAGTAATTAATTATGATAATAGCGGAATAGAGAATTGGGATAAGTCTGGTAAAAAAGTTTCATCAATTACATATTATTGGAATTGTTGGATTACAGATAATCCAATCGCTTATAATTTACAGAATGCAGGAAACGTGTTAGTTAAACAAGATGTTTCAGTAGATGTAGGAAGAGTAGAAACTTATGATCCAAATTTAAGTAGAGTAATAACGTCATCAGTTTCTTCCCTATTACCAACATCAATAACATTTTAGAATAAATGAAAAAAGGAGAGAACAATGTCAGAAATAAAATTATCAGATGCAGCAATTTTGAATTTAATTAAACAGGGGACAGTTACAAAAGATGTTAAAATAATAGATGGTATCACAATAACATTGAAGAATTTAACACAAGAAGATAGAGAAAATTATTCAAAATTAATAGACTTACCTAAGATGAAAACTAATGATAAGGAAACAAGTAATAAGGAACAAGAAGAAGAATTAAATAATACTTTATACCTTTTAATGGAAACAAGTAAAGTTCCAATATTAGTATACGCAATTACAAAAATAAATGATACAGATTTCAGTTCAATGGAATCTAAATCTACGTTACATAAACTACTTTTGCAACTCCCTCCAGTTTTTATAGATAAAGCATATAATGCATATGTAGAAAACGAACAAGTTATAAATGATATTTTTAACGACGAAAATGTAAAAAAAAATTAATTAGTAGCGGAATCAGTGTTTCATTGTGGCAAATATGTAAGACATTTCATGTTTTGCCAAATGATCCACTGATACAAAAGTTATCCCCGATGCAAATTAATTGGATTTTATCTAACATGCAGAATGATGCTGAGTTAATGAAAAAAGAAATTGATAAGATAAATAGAAAACCAGGTACTTCAGTTGTTCAAGCAAGTACGAGTGATAAAGATTTTGAAGATATGGTACAAAAGCAACTTGCACAAATAAAAAAATCTAAAGATAGTAGGTAGAGATTATGGCAAATGAAACTCCAACACCACCATCAGGTATCGATCCTAAAGTTTTAGAATATTTACGTGTTATATCAGATACTTTAGGTAAGAAAGGATTTGAAGATAAAGAAGCTAAAGAAGAAAAAGAGATCTCGCAGGAATTACGTAAAATTAAAAAAGCACAGGATAAATATGGAAGACTAAGTTATTTTAGTGCACGTTCTTGGAGAGATTTCGGAAATCGTTTAGGTAATAATTTTCGTTTAGCTTTAACAAAGAGTATCTTTAAAAAACAAAATCCTGGTTGGACTGATGCTCAAGCAGCAAAAGCCGCACAACGATTAATAGTTTCCGGTAGTAAAGGTCTTGGAACAATACTTACTAAAGTCGTTCCGGCTGTCGGGATGATAGTAACAATACTTGATAGTATTTTGAAGATGATAGGTGAACGTGGTAAGTATTTAAGATCAACTACTATGTTTCATCCGGGTTTACAAAATGCTGGTCAGTTATTTACAGCATCAACACTACACGCCTCAATGGTTAATAACCCATTATATACAGGAGCGTTTGCAGGACGTCAAGAGTTTAAGTCTGCTTATAGATCTTTATTAGAATCAGGGTCGTTTTTTAGGAGTGCAGCTTTTGAATCTGGTTTTGGCGGTTTAGATTCAACAATGGCACAATTGTTAAAGTCTTTTAAAGAGTTAGCCGAACAAGGAATGATATTAGGAAATTCTTTTCAAGAAACTACAAACATATTAACATCTGTAGGCTCTCAATATTTTATGGGACGTGGAGCAGATGCTCTTAAAAATTATAAGTTTATTAACTCTGCGATACAATATGGTCTTTCTAGAGGATTTACCACTAACTTTATGTCTTCAATGTTAAGTGGTTATAATAAAAATTTAGCATATACATCCGGGTTTGGTTATGCAGGAGCACAACGTGAAATATTAACTTTAGTAAAAGCGATTAGTGAAAATACTGAAGGCATTCTGGACAATTCAAATCCACAGATGTTAGCAGCACAATTGCAATCTTTAAATGCTATGAATGTATCCTTCTCACAATTTATAGCTTTGGCACAAGGATTACGTTCATTTGGAAAAAGTGATTTGAGTGGATTGGCAGAAAGCTACAGAACAACAGGACAATTTAAGAGATTGGCAGATATTTGGAATACACTTGAATCACAAACCGGCCTTGATACAAAAACTTTAATGGCAGTTGCACCAAATTATTTCGGCGGATTACAAGGTGAATCTGGAGAAAAACTTGCGAATATTGTAAAAAAGTACTCGGACATACTTTCTGGAGATGAGTTTAAAGGTTTATCATTAGGTGAGCAGTTACAAAAATTAACTTCTGAATATCAATTACGTGGATTATCTGAAGCAGAAACAAATGAAGCAAGATTTTATGCACAACAGCAGGTAATATTCGAGAAACCTATGGAAACAATTATTGCTTTATTAACTTCTGCAGTACAAAGTTTAGTACAAATGTCAGCAGCATTTGGTATATTTAGTAAGAGAATACCTGCTTCAGAAATTATTCAAGAATCATTAGATAATATTAATAGTATAAATGGTAGCAAAGGATCTTCAGGTAGAAATACTTGGGGTAACGGATATTAGGTGAGGGTATAAAATATGCTTTTACAAACGATTAAATCAAGAAATTTATGGCTTTGGAGTGAGATAGTTTCTTTTAAAGCTGTACAGTATACCAATCGAGAAAAACTTCAAAAATTAAATGAAGAATACCATAAAAGTACAAACGAAATGTTACAAGCACCTGCGTCAGTTACACAAGAGCAACAAGAGAATGCTAGTCTAATAAATGCAGAGTTGCGTCAGGAAAAGGAGAGATTAGAAACATTAGTTGAAAATGATGATTTCCAATCTGTTTCTACATATACTGCACCTTTTAAAATAACTGCACTTCAATCTGTTGACGTAACATGGGATAATCCTGTTGGAGAATCTTATGGTATAACAGCGAACTTCTTACAGTCTTGGCACAACAAACCGGTTAATATTACGTTTAAAGGTATTTCTTATATGGGAGCTTTTGGAGGAAATACAGTAGGTAATTTAGTGGATTCTGATGGATCAGAAATTACACAGGCATCTGATGCCAATGGACTAGTTCATATTGCAAATAACATATCAGCAGGATTTACTTCAGTCGCACAATCTATTTCTAAATACACTAATAATAATTTAACAGGTATTAAATCAGATGCAACCATTGATGGTAAATATGATGTAGTTATAGATAAAGATGTTGAAAAGATTAATAATTTATTATCTAATTATGGTGAAGGATTATATCCTCAAAAAGATAAAAGCGGTTCACCATATATTTATTTGCTTATGGAAAATCCAGGAAGCGGAACAAATAATTCTGAACATGGTGGGTTTGTAACGTTTATAGGTCACATTAAAAACTTTACATATTCAGAACGTGTTGATAAACCTTTCTTATATGATTATACAGTTCAGTTTGTAGGTGAACCTACATTACAAAATTCAATACGTGGAGCTACAATAGAAGCACAAAAAGATGCAAGTTCAGTAAAATTAACCGTTGTAACATCAAATTCTGGTTATAGCTTAGGGTATGGGTGGTAATAATGTCTAGTTTATTTAGGAATGGTTATAAAGTTTATTTATATAAATATAATTATAAAGCATTACAAAATAAAGTTGAATCTCTTTTAAGTGAAAATATAACAAATAAATTTTTATTTGAAAGTTTTGTTACAAATTTATATACATTAGGTATACCTAGCGATGATGTTATAAAAGAAATTTCCGGTAAATATAAACAATATGTTGATGAATTTAAGATGAAGAAACCAGTTATCAGTAATGCAAATCAACAAGTAGTAAAGAATACCGGTGATTCTAAAACTATTGAGTATAAGCCTATAAAAGAAGACACGGATTTTATTGTAAAACATGAACGTGCTACTATTTCAGAGGAAGAAAATTTATTACAAGAAGCGTTGGCACAAAATTATGCACTTCAAAAATTACAACAAGATTATGAAGATACAATGATGGCTCCAAGTTCTGCAAAGATTAATTGGATGTCAACTATTGAAGCAAGACAAACTTACGATACTTATATAACAAATGCATTGAAAGCAAGTAAAAAATTGTTAGATGAATTATTTAAACCTGTAATTGATGAATTAGCACAAATACAACGTGGCGGTTTAACATCATCTAATTATGTTTATGTAATTGATTTAACAGATTTAGCACAAGGTAAAATTCTTGATAAAATACAGACGGATAGAACAAAATATTCAGATGATGATTTTATGAGAACTACAGCTAATAGAGTGTTGGCTGACGATACTAGTGGAAACGCAGTAGATTCTATCGGTGCTATTACAACAACATTGGAAGGCTTGTCCAATATGACAAGCTTCAATTTAAGACAAGATGTTTTATTACATCATGGTATAACAATTGAAGCTAATGATATTATTGAAATTGTAGATACAAGTTATAATAATGTATTACGAAATGAAAAAGAATTCATTGAAAAAAAATTAGAGGATTCAACTCAGTTTATTGGGTTTGTTACAAAGGTAAGTTTAAGTCAGAGATTTTCAGAAACGTCTTTACTTAATGTAACCTGTGAAGGTATTTCTAAAATGCTTTCATTGAATCCTACAATAAGCAGTAATGCAGTTGCTCCTCAATTTTATAGTGTCGCCAAATTTATTTCCGGTGAAGACTCATTACAGAAAACATCTGATGCAAATGCGGTTAATGCGTTCTCTACTTTCTTTGACGGCTTAAATGCATACGATTTATTTGTTAAATTACTTAGTGATACATTAGCAGTTACTCCAGTTGAAGAAGATAAAGTTGCATATTCAATGCGTTTAGTAAGTGATCCAGATAAATTAAAAGCATTACCATATCAATATGCAAAACCATTATTAGTACTATATCATTTTGCAGTAACTTACTCTACATTACGTAGAGTTGCAGATGATGTGCAGTATAAAGGCACACATATTATTCTCGCTCGTTTAGATAATAATGTTAATCAAGAAAAACTTCAAGCATATTTATTAATGATACGTAGTCATTTTGATTTATTTTGGTCAAATATGACTACGCCTATGACTATTTTACAAACTTTAGCAAATAATACTTTCTTAGAAATATTTGAAGATAGGAGTGGCATATTAATTTTAAGACCTCCAAGATATAATACTTGGATTGAGGGCGACGTTATAAATGAAGATGTGTTTATTGAGTGGACACAATCTATTGATGATTCATCTTTAAAAAGTAGATCTGACTATCAATGGTCTATACCGGCATTAGGTGTACAAAATGAATTTTGTGGTGGGTATTATCAAGATATACCTGCATTATTAAAGTATGGATTTAGAATTGATGCACCAAAAAGTTCACCAAGTGTACAATCTGAAATAGATGCAGCAGTATATTCTGCATTAGATGTAACCAAATCAAATGGTAGTACAAGAACTTTTGAGTTAACTGTTCCGTTAACTCAGGATTATAAATTAGGGCGTTTATATTATTTCCCAGATACACTAAGCAAAGATAAATATGGTACAATTTCTTCAACAGGATTTGTAGGTTATTTAACTAATATTACTACAATGATTACTCCTGGAAATGTTGATACACATAGGCTTACATTTAAATATATGAGAGCAGCAGAGTGTATAGAAGCTAATACCGGTGAAGGATTGGCGGGTGGTTCTACAACAATTTTAAATTTTAAAAGATTACCTGAATTAGCTATGTATCAAGGTTCGGTAACAGAGTCTATGTTAACTAAGACACAGCAAGATAATTTAAAAGATAAAGCACGCAGACTCGTTTCTAACAGTAGATACTATTGGGCATCATATCAAAGCACAAATAAGAATACATTTGATAAAGCAATTGACGGTAACATTAGTTTGAGCGAAGGTAGATATAAAGAGCTTTATAAAACTATGGCACCTACAAATATCCGTGTAGGTGATTTTGCTACACTTAACGATATAAAATCTTCAGATTTTATTCCAAGTCAGCAGTTGATAAACTCTATTTGGTGTGCTGATATACTTTCGAGAACAGGTTATTCTGAAGATGATTATGATATGAATATTAAAGATGTTACGACAAATGTTAAATTAAATACGAGAGAATTACGTATAAGAGATAATGAAAAGAAGTTATTAAAGTATTTGCAAAGAGATAAATCAATAAAAAATATTGGAAATATAAATTATATAAATGATAAAAGTAATTTTTCTGCACCATATGCTACAGTAAACCAAATAATAAAAAAAGATAATAAGAATACTTCATTAGGTACTTTCTTGATTTTAGATTCTAGAATGCCTAATATAAATACTGAGTTCGCAACAGAGTATAGTGAATATATAAAAACTTATATGAGAAGTGTAACGACTGCATATAACAAATATAATGCTGACGATAATTTTCGTTTATGGTATTTACAAAATTCAGGAATGAAAACTTGGGCAGGACAAGTAGTTACAAAGATAACATTAGAAAATTTAACTGTTAATTCTGATTTAACAAATTTACTTGATGCAAGAATGACTGCGGTAGGAAAGTGTGTAGACGCATTTAATGAAGCATTAAATAATATTTATAAGTTTGATGATTTTTATAATAAGTATATAGAAACAAGATCTGATATGGATAAGTTACTCGAATATTATGATGAAAGACATAATTTTTCAGTTGTCAAGCAAATTAAAGATGTAATAAATAATCTTCCAGGAATGTCGTTTATTAAGAAGATTACTAATTATATAACTGATCCAGGATTAGATAGTAAATTAATACAGAATGTAGAGGTTGGTGTACCATCATATTTAGTTAATACAAATTCTCAACTTCCTGCAGTACATTCATTGATGAATACAGGTTCGTATGTTGCAGGAGTATGCTCTATAGATTATGCTCCATTTCTTAAAAAATTAAATGCTAAAGTTCTAAGTGCTTTACAAAATAAAAGTATAACGTTTAAGAATATGAATGTTTTAAATGGAGCAGGAGTATCTATAGGAACAATTACAAAATTAATATACGATCCAAATTTATCTGATGATGAGAATCTGTATTTCTATCCAGTAGTACAATTAGTTAGTGATAATGAATTAGCGAAAGCATACCCAGGAGTTGCTTCTGTATCTTCTAGATTAGGTCAATATATATTAACAGAGTCAGAAATTAATGCGTTTATACAGGATAAAAAGTCAGATAAGAATCTTGCTTTTGTTGTTCGTGTCACTCCAACTTGTATTCCTGAAACTAAACTTCCTACAATACAACAAGTTTATAATCAAGAAGGCTTACATGTAGGTTATGATAGAGAGGATGATAAAAATTCTGTAAATAAAAAGAAAGCAATATTTAATCCAGGTGTACTTTTTACTTGGAATAATTCTGAAGTGGAACAGTTATATACAGTAAATGTATATAATTTTATAGAATGTTGCATAGAGGATATGTTTGGTCAATGCTTATCTTGTAGTTCAAAAAGTAATGATGGTAAATCTTTAAATATACAATTAAATAAAGAAATTCCTTGGAATAGTTCAATTCAATCTAATAAGATATATAGTGTACCTTGTGTATCTAATACAAAATTATCAATTAGTAAATTAGATATTCCTGCGATAGGTTCAGAGTTAGAAACTGCAATTAAAGAATATTTCATAAGTTTAAGTGTTGCTAATGAATATGAAATAAATTATTGTACAGAAAGTGATGTTCCTACAGGTTATTTGTATATAAAAGATTTACAAACTGCTGATGATCGAGCAACACAACTAGCTTTAACATTTGATCACCCAGCTAATTTAAGTACAGCATTATATTATCATATATCAGATGATATAAATTCTTCATGGACGAAGAATCATAATAATACAAGTTCATCTGGTTTTATGCAGAGTGTTGAAGATAAAGAATATACGCAGGTTAGTTTATATAATTATGGACCATACATGCCTTACAGTACAAAAGATTGGTATCCAAATTATGTTTTGATTGGACGTCTTTTCTTAGTTAGAGATACGTTAAATATTACAGTTGTAAGAACATTATTAACTGATGGTGAGACACACGGTAAAATGTATCTTAATGGAAAAGAATTTTGTGATACTTTAGAAGATAGATATCGTGGTGATGATTTATCTAATAATAGAAAAGTAGATCAGGAAACAGCAATTCCAAATGGTAAATATCGTACTATAGTTGATGATACAACTTTAACTACATTAGATAATAGTGGTAAGTTACCACTTCTTTTAGACGTTAAATATTTTACAGATGTACGTATTCATACAGGTACAAATGTTTCAGATACTGCTGGATGTATTCTTATAGGTGATTATAAGAATGGGGTTTGGAAAGCAAATAGTTTATACGTAACACGTTTAAAAGCATTAATATCGATGTATCGTTTATCATATACTACCGTTGTACTTAGTTCAGATGTTGTAGATAATAGAACAAATTAATCGAGGTATTTTAAATGTATAATATAGTATTAAAACTTGGAATGATTTCAGCTGTAGATCCACAGAATAAAACCTTGAATATTATAGATTTGTCTTCTGGAAATCTTACCAGTGAGAACTATCAAAATATTTATTATCCAGGAACATTAGCACACCAAGAAATTCCAAAGAAAGGTTACTATCTATTATTTGCAGTATTATCTTCAATACCAAATAGACAAGATATGGTTATACCTATAAAGTATTTTGCATCTTCTTTAGAAGGCGATGTAAACGGTAGTAAAAAAAGAGCTTTAGCTGTAGCATTACAAGAAGAAGGAGATCAAATATTTTCTTCCGGAATATCAACACTTCTATTACAATCTATGGTTGCGTCATTATCATCAGGTTCACAGTCAATAGAACTGAATTGCGACGGTAGTAAAATGACTGTAGAATATAATTCATTAGAAATAACCGGCTCGGATGGATTTAAAATTACACAAGCACAAGATTCACATAAGTTAGTTGTTGCAAAAGATAATACAACAATTACTTTAGAAGGTGATCAAATAACAATTTCTACCGGTAATACAATTAATTTGAACGCAAAAGAAGTTAATGTAAGTGGAGAAAGTACCGTTAATGTAGATTCTAAAAATGTTATTGTTGGTGGAGAAAATACAGTTAAAGGTCAATCGTTATTGCAATGGTTGAATACTCATACTCATAGTAATGGTAATGGAGGTAATCCTACAGGTACGACTATGACGCCAGCACAAAATACATTATTAGTTAAGGAGCAATAATAATGATTGGTTTAGATAGTATGGATGCTTCTCAAATTCAAAGTACAATTAGTTTAGTTAAGACACAAGTAGCTACATATAAAACTATGTTGACGTCTTATAAAGTTGCTTACAATAATGCTACATCTAAAATCACAGATGTAAAGCAAGCTCTTAATACTGCACAATCTACAATAGCTACTGTTCCGGATCAAATACCATTACCAAAAAGTTTATTTAAAAGTTCATCTGTAAATACAGATGTTTCATCGAATGCAGTTAAATCTGTAAGTTTACAAAGTCTCAAAGATACTGCTGAAGATAAAATTTTAGATTTGGAAGATAAAATTGAAGAATTAGAAGGTTGGCAACAAAAGCTAGAAAAGAAGCTTGAAGAATTAAATGAAAAAGCAAATGAATATAAAGAAGCAGCTGTATCATATGTTAAGCAACAAGCAGTTTCAGTAGCGTCAACAGTTGTTTCCGGAGCATCTAAATTAGTTACAGGTAAAACAAAAGGCGGGGAGAATAAAACTACAATTACAACTGAAATGATTAAATCAAATGGCTTGACTAAGGAATCGATTGCTAAGAAATCTCCCTTGACAAATGTATCATAATATTCAATTTCTTAGAGGTTTTTTTATCATGAGTGATATAAAATTTATTAATACAAATACAATCGATGATGATAATTTATTTAATCGTAGAATATATAACGATATAAATTTTCTTCCAAACAACGATTTAGAAATGGTATACGGCTCGGATTATGTAGTTCAACAAGTCGCCAAAGTATTAAATACCGATCAATACAGTTCCGATTATTTTCCTGGATATGGAACAACCTTAAATGAATTAAGACGCAGTCCATCAGGAGATAGTTTACTTGAAAGCGCAGTTCAAGATACTATCGTTAGCGCTATTTCATATATAAGAACTTTAGAAGAATCTCCTAGAAGGGATGAACAAATTACTGGTTTAAATAATATTGTTATCGAATCTCAAGATATAGATAGAGTAATGAAAGCTCTTGACGTAAGTATGGAAGTAGTTACAGCAGCAGGTCAAGTAGTTAAAGTTACAGTTTAGGAGTTAATATGGCTATAGATATTACTAAAACTTATACAGAATTAAAGAATACAATTCTTGAAAATCGAAACGTAAATACTACACCAAGGTCAGCGGTGGAAGATTTGTTTTTACTTCCATGTGCTACACAGATTGCAAAGATTGAAATTTTGATGCAGTACATAAACGCTTTACAGAGTTTTGATTCTTGCGGAGAACTTTTAAATTCAACAGCGCAATTACAGAAAATTGCTGATGCATTAAATACTGATGTAGATACTGTTATTTCTTATATATCAGAGTCAATTGAAAAGCTAGCTTCTAATTACGGTAAGACAAGGAAACAAGCAACTGCAGCTACAGGCATAGTAAATTTTTGGAGACCAGATGCTGTAGGTGATGATGAGAAAGATTCAATAATTCCTCAGGGAACGGTTGTAGCAAGCGCTTCGACTGGTATACAATATCAAACGACTCAGGATGTCTATTTTAGAGATTATTATTATGATTATAATTTTGGAACAAATGGTTATATGCTAGACGTTCCTGTTAAAGCTTCAGTAACTGGTTCTATCGGAAATACAGTAATAGGTGATATTACAATTTGTATTTCTACCGTTACTGGTTTTCCGAACGTTACTAATAAGAATGAGATTTCGAACGGTACAGATACAGAAACAAATGCTAATTTTATTGCGCGTATGAAACTTGAAATATCCGGTACGAATATTGGTACAGTCAATGGTATTAAAGGTATTGTTTTACAAAACTTTCCAGCAGCAACTTCTGTTGAGGTTATAAGCGCCGGTGATGATTTAATGGCTCCATCCAGAAGTGATGGTGGTTGTTTTGATATATATGTTAAAGGTTCTACTTTATCACAAGCACAGATTGAATTTAATAATAGTTTAGTACCGATTACAAGTTTGAATTTAACAAATAATATGCCAAGACCTATTGTACCTGGTACAGCATCTATTATTGATGAAGCTGTTAATGTTACAGCAGTTCCGGATCAATCAAGTATTTATGCGGGATCACAAAAAGCGTTTGATAAAGTTGTATTTTCTCAGCCATTAACAATTGGCAGTCATACACTACAATATACATATAATTCTTTAATTACGGATGTAGCTTCTTTCCTTTCACAAAAAGAATACAATACAGGAGCTAATATATTAGTTAGAGAAGCTCAAAGTGTTCCGGTTGATATTTTCTTACAGGTTGTAAGTAATACAAATTCAAATACAAACGCAGATGTTAAAACTGCAATTGTAAATAATTTAATAACGAGAATAAAATCTTTTATATCTGCATTACAAATCGGTGAAAGTTTAGAACAATCAGATATCATAAATTTATGCTATATAGATGGAGTAAATAGAGTTATATTACCGTTGACATACTTTAAAAAGACAGCTGATAAAACCAAAGATGTTTATGATATTATTGAAGTTAGTAAAATGCAATATATAACTCTTGGAAATTTATCAATTACAATATAATAGAGGTTTGATATGACAGCCATTATTGATAATATTAAATTAAGAAAAGTTGTAAATAAAGTTCTATCTGCTCCAGAAAGAGATATTATAGAAAAAATTACAGATCAAGATGTTTATCAAAATAGTAGTGGATATTTTACTATTTTAAATGAATGTATTTACAATGATACAGAAACAAATTTTAAAGGACTTTTTACTGATGAAGCATGTTCCACACCATATCCTTCTGATGCATATACTTTAAATGTTACATCTGCAGTTATTCAATTTACAAGCCATCCGCCAACATTATATGCAAAATATCTTCCAGGCGGAAGTATTATATGGGCAGAAGATATAAATCATTTAACCGATGCGGTTAAAGCGATTGATAATAATGCATTTTATAAAGACGGCTCAATTATGATGACCGGAAATCTTAACATGGGTGGACGTAACATTATAAATTCTGGAACAATCAATAATGTAAATTTATTAACACATCAGCATTTAGGGCTGGAGGTTGATGGTACTACACAACTAACCGAAGATAGTATTTCAGATCTTTCAATGTCAAAAATTACTGGATTACAAGATGCTTTAGATAGTAAACAGAATAAATTACCTACTTATCAGTCCGGTAAATTTTTAACAAATAACGGCAGTGCTTTAAGTTGGGGATTACCATATACAAGAAATATTGGAGAAATTATACAATCTATATTGCCACTAAATGATACCAAATTACATTTATTAGATGGAGGTACATTATCTGGAGTTGGAACTTATAATGAGTTATATAATTATTTATTAAATAATTCTACAGTAACACAATATGTTTCCGGTGTTGGAATTATAGGCAGTTTACAAAATTTAAATAATGTATTAAGTGGATTTTCTGCATCTAATTATGCTCAAATACCTTTAACTTTTGGTTCTGTAAATCAGGAAAATTGGGAAATTCAAATAAAATTTAAATTTAAAGAAATAACTTCATACACTTCTCCAACGTTATATCAAGATTTGATATCTCCTGAATTTCAAACTTCAGCATTTAAAATTTATTTTCATTCTCATGGTGCTTCTGGAAGTTCATCTTTTGTAATAAATATTACATATACTAATTCAAATGGAGTTCAAGAAAATTTTGAACGCCCTATAGGTACTAGATTAATTGATAATCAGGATTACTGGCTTAGATACGGTTATGAAAATTCAACTTTTTATGTAAAAACGAGCGAAGATGGTGTAAATTTTACTCTATCATCAGTAATAGAACATGAACATATTCAAAATGTAACGTTTCCTATTTATGAAAAATCATTTTTAAATTTAGGTATTCATACTGGAGTCAATCCAATTTCTCCTTGGTTAGGTTCAATTGATTTGAATGAATGCTATATTGATTGTAATGGAGTTAGATTGTGGCAAGGTGGTATAACATATAATAAGCCTGAATCAGCTTTTATTATAGATGAGGGTATATGGAAAAGTATTTATGCAAAATATAATTCATGCGGTAATTTTGTATTAGACACTTTGAATAAAACTATAAGATTACCATATATAAGAGGAATAATACAAGGTACTGTAAATACTTCTCATGTTGGACTTATAACGCCAGCTGGATTACCTAATATTACAGGGTCACCAATTCTTGGTGAGAATGGTAACTCCTGGTCTAGAATGCCGCCAGTTGAAGGTGCGATTTATAGAGCTTCAACAGGAGAAAATAAATATGCTGGTGCTAGTGATAGTGATAATGATTATTTGGCTTTTGATGCTTCTCGTTCAAATCCAATATACGGTAGGTCAAATACAGTTCAGCCACAAACAACGAAAGTATTACATTATATGGTAGTATCTAAATAGCGGAGATAGAATATGGCAAATCAATTTGTAAAAGCAAATTCATTTAGACAAAATATTGTTAATAAAAGATCCGATCCTGATTATATAAATCTTGATGAACAGCTAACTGATTTTAGAGCTGCAGCAATATCTAATAATCAGGTAACTCAATGGTATGTAATTTTAAATGAATGCATATATGATCAAGATGAAGATAATTTTGATTCAATAACATATACTTCCGGAGAACAAACAAACTATCTTGTAAAAGGTACAGATTATGATGTTAATTATGTATCTGCAGTCGTTACTTTTGCTGAAAATTTAAATCCGAAAGAATATACAAATTTACAAGCACACTATAAAGGTGGTGGGAGTATAATTTGGGCAGAAGATGTAACTGATTTACAAAAAGTTATACGTGATATGGATACAAATACTGTTTATACTGACGGTAGTAATCCAATGACACAAGATTTTTATATGGGTAACGGAACGACAGAAAACCCATATCATAGTATAAAAAATGTAGATACTGTAGATGGTATTAAAGTTAGTAGACATAATCATACAGGCATACAAACTAGTGGTATGGATGCTGGTAAAGATTATGGTTCTCCAATCCCATCAGCTGGAATAGAAAATAATGCTATTATTGAAGCTAAGATAAGAAATAGCGCAGTAACAAATAGTAAATTAAGTTCTAATTCTGTATCTAATGTTAAGGTACAAAGTAATACTCTTACTGCAGATAAACTTAATGTCACAGCAATTGGTAATGGATTAACAAGAACAGCAGGAGTTGTTGATGATGTTCCGGTACCTAACGCAGTATTACAAACAAATATTGATAATTCTTCTATAACATTTTCTAACACAGGAGCACTTCAAGTTCCAGCTATTTTTAATTTAACCGGCGTAGTTCTTCCTTATGCAGGTTCAGGTACAAGTGTGCCTACAGGTTGGTTACTATGTGATGGTAGCGAATATTCGAAAGCACAATATCCAAGATTAGCACAAATTATTGGTAATACATATGGTGGCAGTGAGACAACATTTAAAGTACCAAATTTTATAGGAAAAACTTTTTGGGGTGGAGATAATAACGATGGAATTGCAAATCAGGAACTTAAATCTGCTATCCCAAATCACTATCATTTACTATCTACTATGGGAAATAATAATGGTCAGTTTACAGCTACAAAAAACGAAGTTACTATTGATAGAGCAGCTACTGGAACATCAAATGTAGGTTATAGAGGTTGGAATGGTAGTAATGGTGGTGGTGGGTTTCATGCTGATACAGGTCAATTTACCGGAGTAATTATTACAACGGTTGGTTCACAAACTAAATCTCAAAACAATAAAGATTATGGTGTATATAAAAGTAATGCAACTATAGTTCAGCCTCCTGCAATAAGGATGAAATTTATTATTAAAACTTAAGGATATAATAAATGACTAACCATTTTAAAGATATATCATATTATAGAAATTTAGATCCATTAATAAAATATGGTGATACTTGGCTTTATGGTGCAGCATTACCGACTGCAAATGTCGGTGTACCTAATGGTGTTTGCGTATTACATGAAAAAGATTACAACATAATTAGTTGGAAATCTTCTGTTAATTCAGATATTGTAGGCTATCGTATTTACAGATCAACAACAGTTGGACATTCAGATGCAAAAGAATTAACTGTTATTTTAGATAGAGATAGTAATGGAAATGTACAAACTTGTTATATAGATTATTTACTTGACACAGAACTAAATACACAATTTTATTACGCTATAGCATCTATAAACAGTGCAGACTATACAAGTTTTCTTTCTGATTGGGCAGCGGATATAAACATTGATAATTCTTTTACTTCTAAAAAATATTTATATACAGATCAGTTAACTCAGTCTTATTGGTCAATAATTGATTTATATAAACAATTAGGTAATATAGATACGGATAGAAATATTGTACCGTTTCGTGATCGTGGAAATACATATGTTCAAACACATGTTGATGCTGGTTATGAAAGTATGTATTTACGCGGAGAGATTAGTGTAGAGCCAGGTTATTTAAATAATAATGGAAACGCTGAGGTTGGATATTTAACAGAAGGAAGTGATTCTGCTCGTTTAATTCCGAAAAATGTTCCTGTTAAAATTGATTGTGACTATTTATATTGTACACTTCTACCGGTTAATGAATCAAAAACTTATACGTTTTATATGGATGATGTACCGATGGCAACAAATATATCATCGACAACCGTATCTGCAACCATATATGAAAACGATGATGTAGGAAATTTATCTAACCTAGCTGTAGATAAAACTATTTTTAGTACAAAAGCTGATGTTTCCGGAACATATAATTTTTACTGGAATGATGTATATAATTATTGGCAAGATGAAACTACTGAAGTAAATTTAGAAGAATTTGGTATAACATTTACAGGAACACCAGAATCACATAATGTTATTTCTGTTGATTTCAGTGTAATAGGATATGTTTATTTTAGAGTTCCTTACATATATAACAGTAAGATTTTACAAACATATATAAAATCGTCAGATGATATTATATATAATAAATTTGCATTTAAGACATATAATCATTTAATATTTGCAAGTACTCTTGGAAAAATTTTTAATGGAATTCAAATTGATTTAAGAGAGACAAAAGGTAATCTTTATACTACAGAAGTAAGTGATCCATATGTTTATAAGAATTTTGCATCATATTTTAATTTTGAACAACCTGCATGGTTAGATAATGTAAACTATAGAAATTGTGTGCTTGGTAATATGAGAACCGGTGAGGCTGGTCTTTGGCAAGCTGGTATGCATGGCGGAACACAATTGGGTTTAAGTGAAGCAGTTACGGCTTTAGCTTCGGGAAATTTTACAATTTCAAGTTTAGCTGATGTAGATTATTTGACAGTGTATAGTGATTATAAACCATTTACTGCAGATGTAATTAAACCTTATGTTGAAAACACGACATATTCTTTAAACGACGTTATTTTATATAATGGTGATTATTATAAATTTACTTCCAGTGTACAACAATTAACTACTAGTACAGCTTACGTTAGTGGAGATTTAGTATTGTATGATGATAATTATTATTGTTGTCTTTCAGATCATACATCACCACAGGGAATAACTACTGCATATTTAAATCAGTATTGGAGTACAGATATTTTTTCATCTGCCTACAATACTTCATTAGTATGTGTAAATAATGATTATAAAGATGTTTTATTTGTTACAGAATATGATTCAACTAATCCATTAACAGTACAAACATTAACTGAAACCGGAGATGTTACTTGTAATGTATATGATATAATAAATATTGATTCACATTTTTATGAGGTACGTGAATCGTTTAATTATTTTTACAATTTGTTAATTTGTAGTGATACAGCACCTAGTGTTTATGGAATTGAAAATGGAACGTTCTATTATAATACTAACTTAAATAAATTATATGTTGTAGAGGCTGGGGCTTGGGTAGAGTCACCAACGGATTTAAAAGCAGGAGCAATTTACTTAGATCAAACATTTGGTATACTTTATCAATTTGATGGAGAAACTTTAGTTAATCAAACTTATTTAAGATTAGTAGATCAAATTTGTGAAATTTTAAAAGTATCAGTTCCAGTAGATTTACAAGCAATCTATACTTTAAATGGTACAGAATATTATTTAAAATATATAGAAATTCCTGAAGAAAGAAAAGACTATATTTTTTATGATATAGAGGATGAATCCGACGATAATCCTATAAGTTATACAAAACAATACATAACTAATACATATCAAGTTGAATTTGATAATTGGAAACGTGATACAAAACCAGAAAAATATTTAGTATATGGAAATAAAGTTCAGTTGAATAATAAAAATATTATCTATCCTTCATCTAATTTTATAGTATCTTATGATGAAGCACAAACAAGTGAGCTTCCAATAGCTTCATATACTTTAAATCCAAAAACAGGTGTACTTACTTGGTCAGATCCGGTATTAAAACCTGAAGATGGATCTTATATTTATGTTCAATATACTGTCGACATAAGACCGGATATAAAGAAGCTTATGGAGTTGTTTAAATTTCCACAAGTTAATATTAAATATATATGGACAGAAGAATAAAGAGGAGAAGAACATGTCAACACATTTTAAAAGTGGTGGTAAAATAAATCTTAATCAATTGGAACATTTAGGGAATTCAATTATTGAGACAGATTCAAAGTATAAAACTTTACTTTATAAGCCAGGTGTGTTAAGATTACCAGAGACCATTTCACGTAATTTTGAAATTGAAGTAACAGATGATAAAGCGCATATTAATGTTGGTTATATTCCGACAGGAGAATCGAATGCACCGTTTGGTGGTGTGGCTGTAGATAGTAATGGTAAAACAATTAGCATTACAAGAAATCAAGCTTATGTTGGTTCAGCGGAAAATAACATTAAATTTACAAACAACGCTTGGACTCCTGCTCGTTCAGATGATCCTCAATTAGATTTATTTGGTGAGACGAGTGACGAAGGTTATAAAAGAAATTCAGGAAACTATAACATTCCTTTAGAAGCTACCGATGGAAATAATTATGTTTTTATAAAATATATTGAAGTTGTAAAACAGACTGCTTCTTCTTCACAGGAAGTTGATGGAGTTAATTATGAAACGGAATTTGAAGACGGTTATTGTATTAAGGTAACAACTTCTGATGCAGGAATGCTCGACTGGATTTATTTAGGGCAAGTTGATGCTTCAGGTGATAACGCAAGTAATCCAATAGCTAGTAATGCATTGATGCAAAGAGGATACCTAAACGGTAGTACAGTTGGCGCAGAATATCATGCAACAACTAATTGGAATATTAATTATCCAACGCTTTCAGGAGAATATATTGATTTAGAAACACATATAAATGCTTTAGGTACAGGTATTCCAAGCGCAACTAATCCACACGGATTGTCTGCGGCAGATATCGGAGCAAATGTTAATAACGCAGGATTTACTACAGTGAGTACAATGACAGCTGTTGCTGACCATAGTTATACAGTTGATGATCCGATATTAGATTTAAACATTGAAGGAGCAGCAGAAGCTTACGATGTAATTTTAGTTGATGCAGAAAATGCTGCCGAAGGCTCTATGGTTACTGTTAGATTACCTGAAGCAAGTATAAATACTACTGCATATAAATATACAATTAAAGCCACTGCAACTTCTACAAATACAACTGTTTCTATATCTACAGAAATAAATACAAGTTTAATGAGTAATCATGTAGATGGTGGACAGACTGTTGTTTCTGGAGATAAAACATATAGTGTATTAGAATTGGATGCAAGAGAACCGATTACTCTTGTAGTCGGTTTAACTAATAGCGGATATAATTGGTGGAGGATATAATATGTCTACAATTACACCTAGTAATGTCACAACACAATTACTTATAAAATCTGTAGGTACTGATATTTATACATCATTAAAATTACCTTCAGATCAAGTTACAATGGATTATACATTTTTTCAAGGCAAATCTGTAAATGAAGTTATGCCACAAATTTTTACAGATGTTTGTGGAGAACTTACACCAGATGTTTCAGGTGTATGTACTTGGACAATTAAAGATGATGCAGAAACTTCTATTAAAGTTACAAGTCAAGCATCTGTTATGAGTGTAAAAGATAGTACAGGAAATTTTGTATTGGCAGCAAGTGAACTTGTTACTTACGGTACAGAACCAGATGCAACTTATGCGTTAAACATTTATATAAAGTCTGCTTCAACAATACCTGCTGAATCTTATACAGCTGTTGTTAAACTATAATTAAGGAGTAATGATGAATGAAATTTGGAAAAATTTTAATGGTATTATTACTGTGTTTTTTGTTTGCGGGATCTTCTTTGGCGCAGGATACTTATTATCTAACTACAGAGCAACTGAACAACTTAACAAAGCAAATCAACAACTTGAAGAGCAACAACGAAAGTATGATGAGCTTATTAGAGAGTCAGAAGCTAGAGTTAGACAATCAGAGGATAGAGTTAGAGAAGCTAACGAAAGAATCTCAAACATTAGAGCAGAGCTACTTGGAAAAGTTTCTGATAATGGAGAAGCAACAAAAGAACTATCAGCAATTATTGAGCAAATCAGAAAGCAGAAACTCGATATACAAATATAGTATTGGAATTGCGTTTGGTTTAGGTTTAATTTTAGGATTTGTAATAGCAAAATAGAACAACAAGCTCCCTCCGCTAAAGGCAGAAATGCACAGCGAATTAGAGGGAGCAGGTAAATTAATAGGAGATTAAAATGAGTAGATGGTTAAGAACTGCAGAAAATAAAAAAGTTATTCATGTAGATTTGTGGGAGAACGGATATCAAGATGCAGAAGCTAAAGATTGGTTAACTGAAACAGGTAGACAAATAGTTTCTGAGTATTGTTCCAGTGATGAAGATTTTAAAGTTACACCTGAAGAAACAGGATTCACAATATATCTATTAAAAGATATAGAAGATTTTGATGGCTTAGTTAATAGATTGAAACAAGTAAAAAGCTTTGAAAAAGTTTATTAATTGTGAGGTTTAATATGTTTAAATCAATTAAATTATTCTTTAAAGATATGGTAACAGATGCAGGAGGGCATGTAAATTCAAAGATTGTTATGGGAATAATATCTTTTATTATTGCTGTAGTATTGGCTTTTTTAAAGTATGATATACAGTACCCTATAATATTCTTAAGTTTTAGTGCGGGTTGTTTTGGTTTTAGTTGTTTTGATAATAAGAGTGCTTTCCAATTTAAAAACACTGAAACAAAAACAGAGACAGTAACTACAACAAAAGATACAAATGTGAAAGTAGATGCTGCTGACATCGTAGGAAAAATAACCAATAAAATAAAAGGTAAGAAAAAGAAGAAGGAAGACGATGCTAACTAACGATGAGAGATTAGTTTATTGTAAGGATTGTCGTAATACTATATATGAAACTATAAATGATATGCCTTGTTTGTACTGTAAAGTATTAAAACAATATATAGGATTTTATAAAAGACCTTGTGAACATTTTCAATAAAAATAAAATATAGGAGATTTAAAAATGAAGAAAGAGGCAATTAAAATTGTAAAGGCACAGTTGAATAATGCGTTAGATAGAAATGATTCAAAAGCTGTTAGAGAAGCCTGTATTGTATTACAAGCTATGGGTAATGATGAAGAGTGGGTAAGACCTGTTCCGATAGAACAGATACCCGGTGATTTGTGGTTGAAGGTGAAAGAGATTGTTAAAGGTGAAGGTTCTGACGAAGAAAAGATAGTTAAACTTAGAGAAATATTCCCTGGAATGTATAATGCTGATGATATACAATATTATTTTGATGTAGCTAAAAATTCTACAGGCAGTCTTTATAGTGAAGAACAAAAATAATAAACTTTAAAAAATAAAGAAAACCACGTTCTTGGCAGAGTAGGACGTGGTTTTCTTTTGCTTATATAACAGCTTTAAGCATTATTAATTTTCGTTTTACATCTTCGGATATCTTACTTACTTTAGGTAAATTTTTTATTGTATTATCATTTAATTGCTTAGGAAATGTTCTTGTTAAATAGTTTATAAATAAAAGATTTGTAACTACATCTGTTGTTTCACTATTTAGAAATAAATCAATTTTACTTTTTAACCAACTTTTACTTTTATTATTTAGTTTTAAAAGTTTAAAAGTTCTACCTAATATCATAAAAGATTGTTTCGTTTTTGCAGTGTATTCAATACCTTTTAAATTACATTGTGATTTGATATATCGTACAAAATCTTGAACTGTCCAATCATCAATGTCTTTTAACTGTATTATCATTTACTTTCCTCCCACAAGTTGGACAACCTTTTTTCCAAACATACTTACAGTTTGTGCATTTATAGAATTGACCACTTGTTTGTATCTTTAATGAACCACATACAGGACATTCAACCATTATTATTCTCCAAGTAATTTTTCTATTAATTCTTTTAATTCATTATATGATTTGAATCCGGATATTTTTTCAAGTAATTTACCGTCTTTTATAAATAAAAGTGTCGGTGTGCTCATTATACCCATACCGGAATACAGTTCTGGAATACCATCATCTATGTTTATATCTTGAACTGATATTTCATTTTTAAAATCAATTTGCAATTTCTCTAATATAGGTGTTAACATCTTACAAGGTGTACACCAAGTTGTATATAATTTAATTATATTAATCATTAATCAGTACCCCCAACAAATTTACATTCAGTTACAATTTCTAAAGGACAATCCTTTTCTTTATTTGCATTAAATTGTTTTAATATTTTACAGTAATTTTGATGACCATCTAAAAAATTACATGGACAATTTTCACAGCATTTTATTTCATCATATAAAAACCAATAAGATTTCTGCATTATTCCCTCTCATCTTCTAATACATGATCTGCATATTCAAATAAACCATCTGTACATTTGTCTGCCAACTCAAAAGCATCTTCTTCAAGAGTTTTATCTATACCTATATTCTTAATTGCTTTAATAATCTCTTCTTTAAGTTGTGGTAATTGCTGATCATAAAATAAATCTTTTTTACTCATTGTTCGTTTCTCCTTTTTTTCTTTCATTCTAGTAGATGGATTCGAACCATCGCCTCGACATATCAAGTCTATGTTACCACCAATTTGTAAGTGATAAGTTTACAAATATGTAACAGTCAGATGCAAGGCATCCCGCTCTCCCGCTGAGCTATACTAGACTAGATTTATTATACTAAATTTTTTATTTAGAGTCAAGATTAAATTGTTTTTGTATAAAATCTTTTATCTGCTTCTTTCTGTCTTTCCGGACTAAAATTACTAATTTTTCTTAAATACCCTATAACTCTTGTAGCATGTGAAACATTTTTACTGTGACATTTTGTACACTCATTCAAAGTATGTTTATTTATATAACCACAATCTTCGCATATGGTAA